ACACCGCCTTTTCTTTTTCGCTTACAGATGTATGAACTACTTAATCATACACTAAATCCACATTTTTTACAATTGCTATAATGACAAAATTTATATTTGGAGGAAAAATTATGAAATCATTTGAAGACATCAAGAGCGAAATGAATGCGAGATGGACAGGCTTTACATTTAAAGCGAAGTACAAGACTCGTCAGGCAATTGAGTGGATGAAGGAAAACAAAGAGATTACAGCAGGAATTCTAATTCCGGTAGGGATTACGGTTATTAAGACAGTTAGCGGAATTGCTAAGTCTGTTGACCGGAAGATCGACCTGAAGAAGGAACAGGACCTGAAAGATCTTTATATTTACGATCGTTCGCTCGGTTATTATCACGAGCTTAATAGAAAGCTTAAACCTAGTGAAGCGCTGGAAATTGACCAGAGACGCTCGAATGGCGAATCAATGGCTCAGATCCTGGCAAGTATGAAGTTGTTGAAATAATACGAGTCGAGAGCTCTTACACAGGCTCTCTTTTTCGCAAATTTTACAATGCATATAATGAAAGAAAAATAGCCATTAGCATTACGGTAAATGCGCATCGGGAATAGTCGAACGAAAAACGCCGGATGAGAAGTGGTTCAATTCCACAACGGCTATTTTTTTCTATAAGTTTACATAATACGCAAAAATTACAGTTTCTATAATGAGAAATAAATCTCAAATCACATCATTTTGGAGGATTATATTATGGAAAACCCCAGCATTCAGATGGTAACGATGTACGATTCGAGAACTCACATGGTAATGTACGTGGAGACAAAAGATTCTATTGTTGACCTCAGAGGTTATGGGGCTACTTGTGATTATGGATCCAGCTATGATGGCATGGATTGGGATTACGATTGAAAGGAGGAGCAAGAGGGGATACAACTCCCCTCATTTTTCATCAAAATCGGGGGGGGGATAAAAATTACAGCTCTTATAATGAAAATACTATTTTAAAGGAGAACCATTATGAGTAAATTTATGAAAATTGCAGGGATTACTTATCTGTTCAGTTTCGTGGCCGGAGTTGCCATGATAATTTGGATGTACGCGTTCCCTAAAAGTTACGGAAAGTTTATACGTAAGTGGTCCGATAAGGTATTGTACGAAGATGACTAATGAGGACGAGGGGTATTACAGCGCCCCTCATTTTTTTGTCCGTAAATATTACATCTTATATTATGAAAACATAATACTTTATCAAATAAGGAGGCATTTTTATGAGTAGATTATTTAATGTGCTGCTGGCATTGATATTTATTGCTTGTTTGGCATTAGGTGCATTCGAAATGTATAGTTGGGGATACGAGAATGGCACTATGAACGCTTTAAAACATGCTAATGAACTAATGCTGGCTGCTAGCGGCGATAAGCTTACTTGTGTAGAAGTTAGCGATTTTATTGATGGTATAGTTAGTTTTTGGCAAAGCATTGGGAGGTAGGATTACACCTCCCTTAGTTTTTATATTTCGTAAAAAATACAGGTCCTATAATGAAAAGAAAGAAGTTGCTGGGCGACGAAAACGAAACGTGGCGGCATTAAATTCCTTGGGAAAAGGAAGCTTCCAGAGTAGCACGGTCATGCTACTCGCCAGTTTTGACCGAACTGGTTACGGGCTTACTGACCAACGCAGTGTGAAGTAAAGCAGATTAACGGGTAATCTGGTCCGTAATAAAAGAAAACAGGCACTTTTATTTTTTCGTAAAATTTACAAGCTCTTTAATGAAATAATATTTAAAAGGAGAATACTCTATGATAATTATTGCAAACAAATCGACAATTTTTATGTTCATACTAATAGTCATAGTGGCTACTATGCTATTATCGTTGATCGTATCGAAGGTCGTACGAAGTTATAATAAGGAAAAGTTTCGCCGATTAGATATTGGGGATAAGAAAAGGAAGGACTGAGGGCTTACATTGCCCTCTTTTTTGCCGTAAATTTTACAGTCTCTTTAATGAAAGAAATACTTTTAAAGGAGATTATAAAATGAAAAAATCAACAAAATTTATTGGAGTTATGCTGGTTTTAGCTGTTTGGGTGATAATGGCGATTACCGGAGCACTTGTATGGGAGACCAAGGTAGATATGGTACAGGGAATAGAATTAGGCCTTGGGATTACCCTGCTAGTTCTCGGTTTCGACACGTTAGCCGGTGATAGCTGTGATGAAAGCGAATACGATGAATACGGCGATTACATTGGAATTAAATAATTACTTTAGAAAGAGTTTGGCTTACATAGCCTTACTCTTTCGAAAAAAGTACAGATTATATAATGGAATCTATATTTTAGGAGGTATTATTATGTATGATTTTGTAGAAAAGGCAAAAGAAATAGCAGGTTATATATGGCGAGCGATGCTGGATTATTGGTTTTTGTCAATGGTTGTTGTATTTTGTGCATTCAAGATTCCAGGCGCAGCGATATTTGGAATCTGCAAATTAGTTGATTCTTCTATGAGACGACATAGCGACGAATGATTCCCAGTTCGAGGCTGTTTGCAACGGCCTCATTTTTTATTCGTAAAAAATACAGTTTCTATAATGGATACTAAATATTTTTTAAAGAAAGGAATTACTATTATGGAAAAAGTGATTAATTTTGGAGCTATTAAGGCCAACCATGCTGAACGGAAAACAATCCGCGCAGAGAAGAGGGCAGAGCGAAAAGCTAAGCGAGAAGCTGCCAAAGGAGATCGTAAACCAGTCGGTAAGACGGTTGCGACTGTATGCAGCTATATTGGCGTCGCTACTGCCGCTGCTACTGCGGCGATTGCGATCATGAAAGCAACGGAGATGACCTCAACTCCAGTTGATCCTGAAATCCCTAGCACTGAGATTCCAGTAGAGAATGATATTTCAGTACCAGAGGTGGAGACACCTGTAGCATGAGATTATAGAGGGACGCTACAGATGCCTCCCTCTTTTTTTTTATGCTTTGCGTTGATCTAAAAGCCAGAAGAATTTACGATACCGGTCGTAGTATAGGTCTCGTCCCGCAGGAAGTCCAAGTTGATATTTTAAATATTCATAGCTGTAACTGTTGATGACTCCTTCGATGATCCACTTAGCTATTTCGGGATCTGTTTGAATGGCTACAGACTCAACAAGTTGCATCTTTTCTTTATATTTAAGTTCTTTTATAGCAATGCTGTTTGTTGGATCTGAAAAACCATCAGCAGATATTTTATCGGAATGCGCTTGCAGAAGAGCGATTGATCTTAAAGCCGATTTCCACTCAGGATATTGCATGCAATAGTGCTTAAGTTCAAGGTACCTGTGTTTTGGGATCCAATATTTGTTCTTTTGCGAAATAACAGATCTCTGATTCATTTATATTTCTCCTATTCTAGATTAAATCCGTGCGCACGAGAGGAGTATACCACTTAATCTAGGATAGAAACAGACTGTTATGTAATAATTTTGTCATCTATAATTAATAATTTCGTAATTTTTACAGGCTGTATAGTGAATAATTATTTATATTTTGGAGGTATTGTCATGTCTGTAAAAACTATTAAAAGAAACGGTACGACAGTATCAGCTAAGTTAGCCAACGAGATCGAGCGTTTTAGACAGAAAGGCTATACTTATGGCTGGATCGCGTTGAAAACCGGACTTACAGAGAAGCAGGTTAACGATATACTGAATGTAAATAAAGAGTAGTTTTATATTTGGGGCTTTACATGCCCCGTATTTTTTACAGCTAATATAATGAAATACTATTATATTTGGAGGTAGATTATGCACTATTCGGATAAACTTGCACGAATTGTTTTAGGTTTGGGCTATGCCGAGGCGTTATTAAGATTTGCGCTCGGAGTTACTGCTATTATAGTTGCTACTGGAAATTTAGCAGCAGTGAAGATTTTAGCTAGCTTAGGCATTATTGAACTAGGTCTCAGCATAGCAGAATTTTACCTAGGAGTCACTGCAAGCGATAAAGATCTGCAGCTACACATATGAACATGCAATAGTTTGAGTAGAAAAGAGTTCTGACATGGGCTCTTTTCTTTTGTATAACCCGCACGCAGACGACAAGAAAATATGATATTTTGCTACAGTCGATAATTACTTTAAGGAGGAAACTATGAAGAATCCGCGTATTTATTGTGTGATGGTATATGACGAGCATAAAGATCAGGCGTACCATGATTTTTATATTAAGTATGAAAACAAAGACTATTTTCTTTTTCGTCAGAAGTATCGAAAGGGTATTAAAGAATATTTCGGATATAACGGAGTAACACTGACTAGAGCTTTTAAAAATCATTGGAATAAACTCGACACAGCAGTGGTTAGAACAATAGACAAAATACCTATTTATATTCGTTACATTGAAAAGGAGTATGATCTGGCGATACTTGAGCGGACTAAGAAAAGGAGAGCCTGATGGATATTTCGCAGTTAACAATTGGAGAATTAGAACAACTGATAACAGATATTAAGGCACAGCTTGGAGAGAAGCTAAAGCCAGACGTGACATTTCCTCCAGGATCAGTTCCGACTAAAGTAGCTGCTCGAGTGTTTGGTAAGGATCCTTGTTGGATACATGCAGGTATCATTGCCGGTTGGTTGCCGATTGGAACTGCAACTAGGAACGGTCATGTGATCCTAGACGTGCAGGACATCGACTCACGGAAAGGGAAGATTAACTATTATATTTCCCCTAAGCTTTTGTACGAACAGACTGGGTTTATTTGGAAAGGAGAAAGAGAATGAATACTAATCAGTTTCTTGAAGCATTTTGGTGTGGTACTGTCCATACTTATTCTGACTGGTCATCGTTTCAGCAATTTAGAAGACCATTTGTTATCTGTAAGGATGGATTCGGAGTATCTATTCAGGCTAGCGAGGACCATTATTGTGAGCCAAGAAAATCTCAGATTGATATTTCAAAGTTCGGTTTCATTCCAAGATGGAGGTCCCAAATTCGTGTTTCAAAGTTTAAACCGTATAAAAGCGTTGAGCTCGGCTTTCCCACTGAAGAAGATGAAGAATTGATAGGATATGCTGAAAATCCGAATGTTCCAATGGATACGGTCTACGGATGGGTTCCAGTCGAAGTAGTGGACAAAGTACTTGAAAAACATGGTGGTATTGATATTCAGAAGTCATATGAATATACACGAGATCGTAATCTCGACTCAGAGGAGCGAGACGAAGAATGGGAGAAGTTCGAAGAGATATTTCTTCGGCTGCTTAGAAAGGAGAAAAAGAATGAAAATTTATGAAATCCGCTGCCGTTGCGCTAATTATGAATCTTATGAAGCTCGTGAAGACTATGAAATGGCGATTGGTTTCTATGCCACAAAAGAGCTGGCAGAGAACGCAGTGAAAAATCTTGATATTCTAAAAGTTAGTGAGTTCGAATTTCCAAAACTAATAAAAGAATATGATGAACAGGAATTGAATGAAAGAAATCCATGGCGCAATACTGAGGTATCCAGAAAATATATTCGAGGTGCTCAGATTTCAGATGCTGACGATGAAGAAGATGAAGATCTAAAGCGTCCATGGAAACTGTGGGATTTTTATTTTGAAATAATTGAACACGAACTAATCGGATCTTAATGACGTGCTAAAAAGGAGAAAGAGAATGAATCTTATCGATCTGCATAACATGCTCGGAGAAGAACTTAAAAAGGTAAAAGATAGCGAGAACCTGCCGAGAGAAACGCAGAAGAAAGTTCTTGATTCTGCAGCGGTCTTTTCTAGCCTTTCAAAGCAGATGATAAATAATGCGGATGTTATCCTGCGCGCTCAGAAGCTTGTTTATGAGCAGAAGCTGCCTAAATCTTCTGAGATTGCGATTTTGGTGGCTGCCGATGAGTAGAAATAGACGGTCAGATGTTCGCTGGACAGAGGAGATGATCCAATTTCTGTCCAGCAACTATACTTTAATGAACTATGACGATCTAGCTGCTGTAATGAGTGAAAAGTTCTGTGTAGTTATGGATCATAATTATATTTCTAGAAAGCTTGGTCAGTTAGGGCTGAAAAAAGGATGTAAAGGAAAATCTTATTGGACCGACAAAATGGTTCGGTTTCTTGTTGATAATTATGGGTCCATGCTTCATAAAGATCTTGCATCTATTATGTCTGAAAGATATGGCGTTCCGATGAACGAAGAAAGCATAGGGCATAAGTTACGGAAATTAGGATTAACTCAGAATAACAGTAGTATTTGGACTGATGAAATGCGCGAGTTTTTAGCTAATAATTATGCCAAGATGAAATACGAAGATTTAGCTATTGAGATGTCCGAAAAGTTCAATCTCTCAATTACTGTATGGGGTATTTCGTATCAGCTTAGACAAATGCGTTTGAAAAAAGATCCCAACATCTTTAAAAAGGGCCATAAAGGAAAGACATATTGGACCGACGAAATGATCCAGTTTCTTATTGATAATTTTGAATATATGACCTATGAAGAGCTGGCTACAACTATGTCCAAGAAGTTTAACGTTCAGATGACTGAGAATAGCATTAATAACAAAGTAACCAGGTTAAACTTAAGACGCAAAGTGCGATGGACCGATGATATGGACAAGTACCTACTAGACAATTACCAGAATATGTTTTATTCGCAACTTGCTGAAGACATGTCAGATAAATTTGGTATAAAACTTAGCATGGATAGCGTTTTCGGAAGAATCAGAAACTTGAGAGAAAAAGAAGGAAGAACACAGATTCCTAAGAAGCCCCCTGTTGCAACAAACACTAAACCCATTGGAACTGAGATAGTTAACAGCGGCTATATTTGGATAAAACTTTCAGATATTCCAGTAAATGACTCAACAAAAAATTGGCGAGAGAATTGGGTAACAAAACACCGTTATATTTGGGAGCAAGCCAATGGCTCTATTCCGGAAGATCATTGCATTATATTCTTGGACGGGAATAAACAAAACTGTGAGCTTTCAAATCTACGATGCGTCCCAAGAAGTTATGTAGTACGCATGGTCAGTGGTTTAGCGAATGATATTTTCAAAGAGGGACCAGAAATGATAGGGGCTGGAATAGCTTGGTGCGAATTGAACGACGCGATTAAAGAAATAAAAGAGGAGAAAAAGAATGGTAACTAAATATGCGCTTTCATACCATACACAGGATAAAGTGAATGATATTTTGGACCAATTTAATTTCCGAGATGAAGAGGCAGCGATAGAGTTTATTAGAGAATACAATGATCTTCTTGCGGCTAAAGGGTATGTAAGTATTTCGGCACTCTGCGATAAAATGAAGATCCAAATTTCAGACGATCTTCGTTTTAATCTGAAGAGGATTATGTTTAAAGATCGAATGAATAAAGACAATATTTATTTTTATGTTGGGTCTGATGATTCATATAAGTTCACAATCACGTTCCCGCCATATTATGACACAAGTTTTATGAAGTGAGCACGAATGGACGAGATCAAGGCTTCTGAATTTGTGAGTATTCTTGAATTGCTGATTCGAAAATACGGAAATCTGGCAGTCACAGTAAACGGGTTAACTCCTGACATAACAATTGATCGAACTGGAAACGGAACTATAAATATTGTTGAGAAAGGATCAGGCTATGATTCAGCTATTGCTGTTGATATTTTCGGTGGTCGTCATCTTTGAATTTGGAGTTCATATAATATATCATGCTTTAACTGGAAAGGCTGGTCTTAACGATCGGCCTTTTACTTATTTAAAAGATATTTTTCATAAAACTAGACGAGGAGGTTGAGTATGGAAAGAGAATTCATTAAATGCTGGCAGATTTTAAATCGAGAATGGGATAATTTTAAAGCCGGCGATTGTCATACGGTTGGAGTTTTCTTTTCTTATGAAGACGCTCGCAGTTATCTGGAGGAGCTGATCGATAACACCACGAGAAAAATAAAAAACGACACATTGCTTAAAGGTTACTCGATTACAACTTACTGGGACGATGAAAGCAACTGTGATCTTGGAGCTTCTATTATTTATAGACGAGAAAATGGCGATGGCGAGTATTGTGACGACTATTCGATTGAGCAAGTGGAACTGTTTGCTGATTGGAGCAGAATTATACGTAGTCCTCAGACAATAATTAAGAAGCTTTGCTTAAATGGAAAGGAGACAGCATGACTAGATTCGAACAACTTAAACCAGGAATGGAATTTCTTTATGGCAGCATTAAGACAATCGATGACGCTGTAGATATTTCTTTTGATTTCTTAGATTGCTGGAATTGTCCATGTAAGACTTCTTGTCGTTGTACTTCTGAAGAATGTAAAGATAAGATCCGTGCTTATCTCGAGGAGGAAATCGAATGACCTTTGATGAGTTTGTTGATATTCATAAAAATGCTACGCCGCTCCAGAAGCTTAACCTTTTAATGGAGACAGGCGATATTTATTCACATAGTCGGGTTCAAGCGTGTGTTTCACATCAGAACTTCAACGATGCAGATACAACGTATTATCATGGCGAGTCAGATCAGATGGAAAAACGCATGAGATGGCTTTATGACGAACTTAAAGTAGCTTTAGGAGGCGCTAAATGAAAACATTTACGATCTATTACCATGATCTGAACGAAAAAGCCAAGAAAGAACTCCTTGAGTTTGTGGGCGAAACTGATCCTAGCGAGATGAACTGGACCGATAATGAGCACGTGGATATTTTCCCTTTAGCTTTCTATGATATTGAGGAGGATGGCGATGATCGAACTTAAACGTGTAATTTACAAAGGAGAGCATCTAGGCAATATCTTTGATATTCGTTGCTGGGAAGGAGATTCGCTCGATTATGTGTGGAACCAAATTAAGGGCTATTATCTCGCAGGAGATAAAGTGTCAATCGCTGATAACCATGGAAAATATAAAACATTTATTAAAGGAGTAACACCATGACTATTAAAGTAAAACTCGATAATGGAGCGTATTTGCCTAAGCGTGCGCATCCTATGGACGCCGGATTAGATCTTAAAACACCTTATGATTTTGATCTATATCCCGGTGAGCATAAAGATATTGATACCGGAGTTCATGTAGAGATACCGGATGGTTATGTAGGACAAATCACAAGTAAATCAGGGTTGATGCTTAAAGGAGTGACGAGCAGTGGAACAATCGATAGCTCATATCGAGGTTCCGTGCACGCCATTCTTTTTAATGCCAGCAAGCAGATTGTAAGTTTTAATGTCGGCGATAAGATTACGCAGCTAGTTATAACACCGTGTGCTGTATGTGATATTAAAGAAGTTAATAAGCTTAGCGAAACAGACCGTGGAGAAGCCGGTTTTGGATCTACTGGACGTTAAACGTGCGAGGCATTAGAAATGTTTGAAGTCCTTAATAATATGCAGTGGTATATGCTGTTTTTTATCGGCTTTCTAGTTGGAACTGTGGCCGGTTTTATATTTTTTAGACAAAACAAGCATGATGGCATAATACATGTAACTAGAGGAGAAGAAAGTGATAAGTATCTTTTTGAGTTTAACATCCCTCCTGAAAGGATACCTCAAATGAAAACTGTGATTTTTAAAGTAGCAATCGAGGACGATTCTTCGCAAAAAGTACAGTTCCCATAATGGTATATTAAAATTTTGAGGAGGAAATCAAATGAATGATCTTTGTAGGCAGAAGTTGGATGAAGAGATTGCACGTTTGAGCGACAAACTTGCGACGATTAATCCTGAGTCGGACGAATATGAGAAGATTTCCAAGCAGTTAGTTAAGCACATTGAGTTGGCAAACGACGATGATGAGTTACGAAATAAGCTGACTATCGAACAAGACAGGATCGATGCTGAAGCAACTATCGATTCTATGCGGAGAGGCATAGAAAGCGAGAAGCTTGAGCACGAAACTCGCATGAAAGATAGCGAGGCAAAACGCACTATGATTCAGGTTTGCATAACCGCCGGTGTGACCTTAGTAACTTTTCTTGGAACTTGGATCGCGAATTCCAGGGCTCAGTATAAATCTGAGTATTTTGAGTCGAATGGACATGCATACACCTCGAGATTCGCTAGATGGCAGAACAAGGAGCCAAATCATCCGAATCCGACCTTGAAACGTTAGTAACCAGTGAAGAGCCAATAGAGAATACACTGGCTCTTCACTTTATAAAGTACGTTATGAGATATTATTATAAGCCTCCAAAATTATATTTTAGCCAATATGGAGAAACATACGCGTGTAACCATCCGATTTATACTACGTGCACGTTGTATAAAATTAGTAGTTCTGGACTTGCCGTCATCCAGCAGCGGTTTAATCCGAAGAATAAAACTACTTATTGGACAGAGATTGACGCTTGTTTAGTGGACGATTTATATTTAGCTTCTGGTTTTCTTGACTTTTTTAAAAAGCATGCCAAAGGGCCAGATGATAACGGATTATATCCTACAGTTACAGTTCGGCAGATTATGTGGAAATTACGTTTTAAACCGCTCAAACGCGAAGTATGGGAAACAGTATTTGACAAAATTCCAATTATGTGATATATTAATCCTCCTACACTTATTTCAGGAGGGCTTAAGATGGAAAGATATTTAGAGTGCCCTGTATGTGACACAGCCATGGTCCGCGTTGATGAAGGTGGCCCTAAAGAATGGATGTGCATAATCTGCGGAAACCGAGCGTTCGAAGAAGTCAAGGACGGAAAATCGCTTATTTATTTCGAGCGTGTTCCGGAAGACGATTACGAAGAGTATTATGATCCGGAAGATTACGATATGCCGGATGGAGATCTGTAAGTATAAGGAAAAGAGTCACATATTTGTGGCTCTTTTTATGTTTTAAGGAGGTTTATAGTGCCAATTAAAGATGCGATAAAAACTTGTAAATGCAAATTCTGTGGTAAAGAGTTCACTATGTTCCAAGATGAACGTGGCGAACTTATATTTTTTCCTGAAAACACAACCAGACCTGCTTGGGGTTATTTGGAATTGATGGACCATGTAAGAACACAGCATCGTGAGGGCTACTCTATGATGACTTTTGCGATCGCATTATTAAAAGAGCAGATAATAGGGTGCTTCGAAGTAACGTGATTAGGAGAGCTTCATGATATTTTCAGATCAAAAAAAGTATGTTTGTAAATTTTGCGGTAAGTCTATAGAGTCTTATGCAGGATCAAATACCGCCAGACTAGTAGTGCACCTTTATAACTCGCATCGCGAAGAGCTTGGTGATTTAAAAAATTACTATTTAACAGATATGGTAAGAGAAACTTATGATACGAAAGGAACTACCAATGAGTAAAGAAGATGTTAGCAAGCAGATAGAGGCACTTATTGTTGGAATTGGAGCTGTTGGAGAGTATCTCGGTTTACTTAAAACCAGTCTTGTAAAGAACGGCTTTACCAATGAAGAGGCTGTGACTATATGTAGCCAATTATTATCTGATATGACGCTTCGTGGAAATAAAGGAAACAAAGATAATTAATTGTGAGGAGAATTATTTTATGACAGACGAGCGCTATGTATTCAATCAAGATGTGGCGGAACGCAGCAAAATGAAGACGGGTGCATTTCATAAGAAGAACGGAAGTAAAAGTAAGAGGTGCACCCTGCCTTCGGATCATTTGACCCCTGCACAGAAAAAAAAGCTTAGTGGCCCTTGTTTTTCCATTAATATGAACGAGCCTCTTCATGATTGGAAGAAATTCAGATCTCTTCCAAAAACGATGCAGGTTAATTATATTAATGGTCTTGTAAACAACTATGGCGCTCGTCAACGCGATATTGCAGATATGTTTGGCGTGAAGCCGGGAACATTTTCTCAGTATTGCTGCGCCAAGTTTAAGTCTGAGACGCTATTTAAGAAAGGCGGAACCGGAAAAACAATGGATGAACGTTTTCTTGATTTCCTCACTAAGCCAGAAAAGAAAGAAGATGCAGAGGTTGTGCAGAGGACAGAAGCTCAGACAGTAAAAGAACGGGAATTTGAGCCAACACAGAGTAAGACTGATGATGAAATCCTTAAGGAACGTTTTGAAATTGAAACCAGAAAAGAACCTCCAAAAACAGGAAATAGTGATATTCTTTTAATTCCTGAAGGCAACGAGACTATCGCCAAACAGACACATATTAGGCCTGTTTCGGAATATGCTCATATATTTAATACTGAGGAGAAACCTGAAAAAAAACCGGCTTTTATGTTTTCTGCTTTGGTAGATGCTCAAATGAACTTAAGCGGATCACGTGATGAAATCCTTAATGCTCTTGGCTCATTACTTAACGATGATGGCATTGTATACAAACTATCGTTCCAGTTAAGCATAGCAGACATAGGGTTATTTGCAAAAGTACAGGATCCGTAAATTTTACAGTCCCAATAATGAAATACTACTTTAGGAGGTTTATCTATGTCTAAAGACGGAAAAGATGCAGAGCTTATTAAATTAACCGAGGATGATTGCACTCTTATCAAATATGCACTGTTAACTATGCTTGAGCAATTATATAGGGCAAAATTAGAGACACCTATGATTACTGAGGAATTCAGAGCATTATTTAAAAAACAGGAAACAGAGATTCTAGCGGTTAAAAATAAGGTCTGGGATATTCAGTGTCATCTGATAGATCAGAGAATGAGCGAAGAGTGGGAAAAAGAAAAAGCGGAAGGGGCCTAGTGCAGGTCCTTTTATATTTTTGAGAGGAGAGTACATTTGAAGAAACTACCAAAAAGACGGGTAAAAGCTAGCGAAGAGAAAAAGAAACAGGATCGAGAACTTCAAATTCGAGCAAAAGCATTGCTCGATTCTGGATATTCTATAGAGCAGATTGCTGAAGTACTCGGAATGTCAGAGTCTACTGTGAACAATTACCTAGATAATAATGGAGAAAAAGAATGATTGATCTTGAAAGACTAGAGACGATTAGGCTTGTAAAATACGAAGATGGATCATTCGAGTGTTTTTCTGAGTCTGATCCTGATGGCGTTCGAGATACGTTTGAAGACGATTCAGCAAAATGGACAGATGTAACAAAATTCAAGAGTATTTTAAATGACTATTTCGATAAACAGGCTAAGTGAGGAGAAAACGAGTGATTAATATTGAAACGATTGAAGTAAGTGGATTTTATGGTGCTATTCTGGGTATGAGAAACCCGTTTAAGAACAGAGAAAAGTCTGACAGTTTTGATCCAGACATTGGTTTTGGAGACGAGATTGGCCATAAGGATCTCGAGCTCTGTCAGAAGCTTCTCAGAGCAGGCGGAGATGACGACTCTAAGTTCATGAGATACATTCATGCACAGGCAGATATAAATGCTCCGCTTTACTGGTGGAAGGAATTTGACACTTACAAGGTGAGTACCGTCGCTAATTCTGAGTCAACCATGCATACAATTATGAAAAGAGAAATCACCATTAACGACTTTTCATGGGAGACGCTTGATGGCACTGTTCTTTATGATTGCGATGGGGAACAGATGACGCAACAGGAATGGGCTAAAGGAACAATCGATTTTTTAAATCATATAAGAGAAAGATATGTGCGTGCAGTAGAGCGTAAAGATCCTCAGTCGTACATTATTTGGAAACAGCTAATTCAGATGCTTCCTTCTTCCTATATGCAGAAAAGGACAGTTGACCTTAATTATCAGACTCTTAGACGGATATTCTTCGCTCGCAGGCATCATAAGCTCACTGAATGGTCTGGCGAGAAAACTGGATTCTGTGGCTGGATTAAGACTCTTCCGTATGCTGAAGAGCTAATTACTTACGAACCTAAAAATGAGAAATAATCTGTGGCCCGAATTTAAAGAGGTTAATCGCAGAGGGGGAAAATTGTTAGTTGATTCGCACGGTTCAAGCGAAGGATTTATATTTGCAGCGATTAAAGAACCTACGAATAGCAAACTTAAGCTCCGTATTTTCCAACACGGAAACTACGGAGCAACGTACGGTCTGAATAACGCCGGAGCCTTTGAACTATTTCCGTTAATTAAAGGTCCCGGTTTTTATTCTGTTGTTTTATATTCTAATGCATATGGCAACGCATATGAAGAAATTGGATCTGTTGGTTTTAATGCTCTAATGGAGAATCCTGACGCAGCTTTTTATATTCCAAATCAGTATGTGAATTATACAAAAGATTCACAGGTTGTGAAACTTGCTGCGGATTTGCATGACGGAAAAAATGATAGGCAATATTTTGAAGAAGTTAAAAATTATATTAAGAGCTATTTCGCCTACGATTTTATTAAAGCTGTAACAAAATCTACAGGTATGCTCCCAGAGATTGACGCTTCATTGAACAAATGCATGGGGATATGCCAGGATTTAGCAGCTATAGTAGTTGCTATGCTCAGGTCACAAGGAATTAAATCTAAGCTAGTTATAGGATTCGCCGATTCGCACTATCATGCATGGACGGTTAGCGAAATCGATGGAGAAGATATTTTATATGATCCGACAGTTGATGTTTATGGAATGAGCACGGTCAATGAATATACTCCTGAACGAGTTTATTAGTATGAAGTTTTTCAACTTTAAATCTTATGATGGTGACTATTAGATGAACAAGAAAGAATTTTTATCGCAGTTTCAGGCTGCGCCGATGAATCCTTTGCCAATGCCGTGGAATCTGTATGACTCAGAAAGATATATTAAAGAAAAGAAGATTCAAGAAGAATGCGAAAGTGTTGAATGGGAAGAAGACATGGGAGCGCATATACCATTCTGCAAATTAGACGGAGAAATTTGTAACATGCAATGCATGAGAGGGTTTGAAGATCGAAATTAGCAATGCTGTGGAGAGAGGAGAGCATTAAGATAATGGAAGATCTACTTATTACGCAAATGGTTCGACCGATAGAAATGGCTGAGCTTATTTATATTTTCAATAAGCAAGTAAGACCAGCGAAAAAGGAGGATAAATGAGAATTAATCTAAAAGGGCTGTTTGATAGGGCAACGTCTCCGAAAGCGTTTGCTACTTATGCGCTGTTTGGAGTTGGTGCTACGATCACAATGGCAATTCTTAACACTAGAAAACAATGCGAGCACGAATATGAGAAAAAATCCCAGGGTGAAAATTTAGAAAAAGAGTCTACTCCAGAAGAAACGGCAGAGGAGATTCGAACGGTTGTCAGAAATTATATTCCTACAATAGTAACTGCGATCGCTACAGTGTATTGCATCAACAAAGCAGAAACTAAGTGGATCGACTATACTGGCGTGATTAATTCTGTCGCTACGAATACTCAGAATCGATTAAGAACACTAAGATCAACGGCTCCTGCTTTAGCCGCGGCAGAGGTGCTAAAAGATTTTAGTCATAAGAAACCAGAAGAAGGCCTGCAGTGGTTTAGCGTTTGCGGAACAGCAGATCATATTGTCTATTTTCAGTCTACTATGGCAGACGTTATATTTGCAGAGTATGCGCTTAACCAGAGATTCTCAGAAGGCTATGGATCAGTTTCTGTATATGACTTCTTCGAGCTTCTTGATATTTTAGATCAGTGCCGAGAAGAGTATGACAAACTAGGATGGACTTATGAGAAGATGATCGAAGATTGGGGCGGAGAAGTTCAATGGATCCACTTTAAGCATTCGTGGATATTTGACGAAGAAATCGGAGAAAAAATTGTGTCTGTAGATTATATTGATCCCCCTAGTTTCAGTGATTATTGTGTCTCGTATTCTGATCCGTTCTTTGGCGGATCAATGCCGCTTTATAATCATCCTCGTGAGTAAAAGGAGAAACGATGATCAATTTTAAAGACCTATTATCCACAGTTAAAACTAAAGCTATATCTCCTACCGCATTTTCATGGTATAGTATTGCTGGAGTAGCTGCAACTGGAGTTCTAACATTTGTTTCTACAACAAAGTGGATGGAATGGGAAATGGGCTCTAAAGACAATATCACAGAGTCATCTACAGTTCCGAAAAAATTCAAAGAACTTTCTTTAAAAGAAAAAATTAAAGAAATTATTGGCACTGCAGTGATATTTACACCGCCAGTTCTTGCAGCATTTGGAACATCGTGGTGCATTCGCCGTGGAAATACAAAGGCGCTCGAATCCGTTGGCTCTCTCGAACAAATTGTTAATAATCAGTCCGCACGATTAGATAAGTACAAAGGCTTTGCAGTTGGAGCTCTCGCTTCTGAATTAAGAGATAAGAAACCGGAAGATAAAAACCAGATTTTTAATAAGCCGCATCATTTATATTTTAGTGATGATGATCTACAGCACGAGGATTATGGCAATGAGATGACATTCTATATCGAAGGCGTAAACTCAGATGATGGTGATCGAATGTGGTTCAAATCAACGATGCTTGAAGTTCTGATGGCAGAGTATGCGTTTAATAAGTTCTTATGGAATGATCGCAACGGGGAATTTGCTAGTCTTAATGAGCTATTAACAATGTTTGGAGCGGACAAAGTGTCATACGGAGATGGTGATGGTTGGTCGAAAGAAGCGGGGTTCGATAACGGGTATGACTGGGTTGGCTTTACACATAAGAAGATTTATTTTGATGATGGGACGTACGGGTATTTAATTATATTTGATTCTGAGCCGACATTCGATGAGATCTACGAGTGGTTTATTTCTGAGTCTTAATTCGTAAATTTTACAGAGTTCATAATAGAACATTATAGGAGGTTTATATTTTATGTCAGTAACTATGATCGTTGGTTTGACGGCGTGTATTGCTACTGCGATTATCGGCGCTACGCAGATTTATACAGGCGTAACAGGAGCAGTAAAGACGATACGCGAAGCAAAGAAGAAAGATGTAGAAACGACTGAAGAGGGAAACCAATACTAAGAAATCGGAGTCTTTTACAGACTCCATATTTTTATCTTAAAAGGAGAAAAGCATGAAATTTGATGTAAAAAGCGCATTTAATTCTATGAAAGCTTCATTTGTTCAGAACAGACCTGCTATTATGACTGGCACCGGAATCGTGTTAATGATAACCGGAAGTGCGTTGGCTGTTATGGCAACCGTAAAAACTATGAACAAAACGGCGGACATGAAGGCGGAAAAACTTAATGATATTCTCGCTGATCCGTCGGAGTACGAAAACTTATCCGATGAGGATCAGGAAAAGTATGATGAAATTGTTGCATCTCCGATTCCTGTAAAAGAAGCAGTTCCAGAAGTGTACAAATATTGGATCCTTCCGCTTCTTGCTCAGTCTGCCGGTGTTATATTTTTACTTCTTGCTCAGAAAGAAAATACGGACCGTCTGTCGTCGATGGCAACAGCACTCGCGTATTATATCGCTGATTCCAAAGACACAAAAGCGGCAGCAAGAGAACTTCTTGGTGATGAGAAAGCCGATGAAATTGAGGAGCGAGCAGCAGAGCAGCATGTTTCACGAAATAGAAGTGAAGATGGGCTCACTAACGTGTTTGATACTGGAACAGGATCCCAGTTATATTTGGACTATTATACAAAGAGATGGGTCAAAGCAAGTCCAGCGTTCATAGACTCGTGCCTTAATGAACTTAATATGAGAATCAATGATATTCGCTATGGTAGAGGATGCTATTACGGTGTCGATGATTGTTACGTTAAACTGAACGAGTATTATTCTATTCTTGGGTTAGACATGACAGGACTTGGTGAAGAATTCGGATTTAACGTGAATGATGGGCTTGTTGAATATTGTCAGTTCTCTGGCGACATTAACATTACTGATCAAGGATTTACGTATAAAGTAATCCGATTTAGGAATGGACCGAATTATATTCCGTATTCCATATGAGAAAGGGCGTAAACAAAAATGAACGATTACCCGACAAACATAGATATGCCTTCGGCACAAAACAATGAAGACGTGAAAGTGTCTAGTGTGATTACTAGCACTCCTAAAACAAAGCCCCAAACACCAAAAGGTGTCAAGGGCTTTTTAATTCAAAACGATTTCCGTGATATTCGTGATGGGGTGATTAACGACATAATCGCCCCTAAAGTTAAAGATCTCTTCTACGATATTATAGAGGGTATCGTCGGCACAATTGAGAGTAGTTTCCAGATGATGATATTTGGAGACTATCGGCCAAGTACTAGCAGTAGAAGAATAGGCGACAGGGTTTCTTATAACAGTTTTTCTAAGAAACAAAATTCTCCTACTCCAAGTGTTTCTAGTGCGTTTATATGCGATGATCTTTCATATGAATCTAAAGGAGATGCGGAGCTTGTTTTGATGGCTATGAAAGAACATCTGCGAGTTTATCCGTATGTTACGGTTGCGCAAATGTATGAGTTTTCAAACATGTCTCAACCGAACTGGACAAGTAATAACTACGGTTGGAACGATCTTAGCGGCGCGATGGTCAAACGCAACTTCGACGGCGAGTATATAATCGATTTGCCAAAGGCTAAGCCTATCAATAGGTAATATATGAAAAATAAAGAAATCATTAATATGCGTGAAAAATTGATGACGATGTATCCTCGTGGTTATATTCGTAATCAGAAGATTATAGACATGCCCGATAATCAGATCTATGCCATCTACAAATCGCATACAAAACGGAGAATAGCTACAAATAAACCCCGAATGAAAAAACAAGAAAAACAAATTCCAGGGCAGATGAATATTCTGTCACAAATGTAACATGCTCTTGAAAGGAAGTAAACATATTATGAGTATTAAGAACAAGCTCATCGAAAGTGCCCTCGTAAATAAGGCGACAAATAAACTCTACCAGTCAAAACCTATTATTTATGTAACGCTTGGCATGATAGGCTCTGTCGCTTCTGCGTACCTTGCCTGGAAAGCAGGTAAAGAGACTAAGGAAACCATCGAAGAAGTCAAGAATGATATTTCAGAAGCTAGAGAAACAGCAAAAGATCGCGAAAAGCTCGAGGAAGCTGGCAAGAAAGGCTGGGTTCTTCTTTGTGAAGCCTATGCTAATGGCGGCCTGAAAATTTGCAAAGTTATAGGCCCGGCTGTCGGATTAGAGATTGTTTCGCTTGGTTTAATCGGCAAAGGCGTTGGCATTATTAGCGATAGGCTGTCTAATGCGATTGAAACATGTGGCCTTTATGCGAGCACACTTGCTGGATACCGTGATCGTGTCAGGGACAAAGTTGGAGATGACGAGGAACGAAAGCTCTATTATGGTATTACTGAAAGAGAATACGAAGAAGTAGAGACAAACAAGAACGGTGAGCCGAAACTTGATCGTGAAGGAAAACCGAAGATCAGACGTACTAAGCAGGAAGTACTTAGTGAGGAACTTGCTAAGCACTCCATGTATGCACAGATATTTGACGCCGAGCATACAGAAGAATTCGAGTATGATCCTAAGACACTTAAAGAAAATTATATTTACAATAACAAGTTCGTTCGAGACTGGGAAACATACTTTAATAGACAGATTAGATACAGCTACAGGCACACTTATGCCTTGAATGATATTCTCAAAGAGCTTGGCTTTAAGAGAACTGCAGCTGGACAAATCATGGGATACCATGCCGAAATCGATCCTGAGACAAGAGAGATGAGATTTGTAGCTGTGGATCCTCACACTGGTGAAAAACGATATTTAGATGAAGGAATTCGTATTGAACTGTTTCCGGTAATGTATGAAGAATACAACGAGAATACTTGCAAATACGAACTTCGCAAATGCTACATTATGGACTTCAACGTTCAGACTAATATTTTGTCATTTTATGATTGAGAGGTAATTAGAGAATGAGTATTAAAGTTAAAGCAACGTGCCCCGCGCTTACACCTAGAGATAATCCTGAGGATTTGGAGATCCTCAAAGAACTATACAGTAAGATCGATGCTCGTTTGGATGGTATTCTCGACGATATGGAAAAGGCAAAGTGCACAAAACTTGGCATTATTATTGGCCCTGATGAAGTAGTGCATGGCTGCACCATCGATTTGAAGGAGAAGAGCGATGAACGTTAAGGAACCTATTATATTTGCAATCGGAGTTGCACTCGGTTCTGTTATTACATTTGCCGTATTAAACAAAAAACTCGATAATAAGCATAAGGCTTTGTATGAAAAAGAGCTAGAGTCTGTCCGTCAGGCTTTTGCAGCTTACAGCGAGTCTGCAAAAGAAAAAGCTGAGGCATCTAAGAACAAGCCTTCTCTTGATATTTACACAAAAGCGCTTGATATGGCTCGAAAACAAGAACTGGATGAATCGTCCATTAAGAACATAGAAGTAGATGCTCATAAAATTGATTACTCAAATTTCCAGGGGGAAGATTTTGAAGAAACTGATTCCGATGAGCCAGAAGTAGATAATTCTACTTTGGTAGAACCTGGTACTGATATGACGAAACCTTATATTCTAAAACGTATGCCGAGTCCGAATGAACGGCCGTATTATACGCCTATTAACATTGTGTATTATGTAGACGGCACTTATGCGGATACTCACGGCTCAGAAATGGAAATAGAAGAGTACATAGGTAAAGCGATGATGGACTATGTTGAGCATACGGAGAAAGATGAAATATTCATTAGAAACGATGAGCTCGGCATTGACATTGATATTACAAAGAGTGATAGAACATATGATGAAATAATGTTCGGATAAGGAGCAAATTTGAAAAGCAAGATAAGGGAAGACTATTGCGCATGGTTAGTCGATCTTACTTGCAGTTGGTGTTCTTATCACGGTAACTATAGAGAGCTGATGTCCTATTTATATTTTAGGCAGTTTATTCCAATCATGCCTAATGATAATAATAGGGCATCAGACGGCTTAGATCTTAGATTCAGATTCGTTGAGCAGGCGGTAGAATCTGAGTATTCTTACCGTGACGTGTATTTATATTTAACAGGCCCTTGCAGTGTTCTCGAAATGATGGCGGCATTAGCAAGAAGATGTGAAGATCACATTATGGGTGACCCTAGTGTAGGAGACAATACAGGAAAATGGTTCTGGGAAATGATCACCAATATGCATTTGGATCAAATGACTGATGAGAATTTTGACGAAGAACGAGTTGAAGAAATAGTAGATACCATGCTCGATAGAAAATATGCAAAGGATGGCGATGGTGGCTTGTTCCGTATTCACGATGATTCGAAGGACATGCGAATTGTCGAGATATGGTGTCAACTAACATGGTATTTAAGCGAGCTGACGTATTAATACTGGAGGAATAATGGATAAGATTTCGAACGAGTTAAAAGAACTACTTGAAAAAGTTAAAGAAAAGTATATTTTGCCAGAAGACAAACCGTTTGTGATTATTAATAAAGCAAAAGAACTCGTGGCGTGTAATCTTCTTATAGAGCAAATGGAGTATTTGGGAGCTCCGAAAGAAGACATGCTGCGAGTTCTTTCTTATATGGCTGTCATGGCCGATGCAGAAAAAAATAGGCTAGATTGGCCGAAAGCGTATGAAGATTATGATATTGACAGTTTAATTGAAATTTATGTTGGAGGGGACAAAAGTGAAAACTAGAGAATCTTTCAAAAATGGTTTTGCAGAAGGTTTCGGATATAATATCGGCAAAGTTGCAGCGACCGCTATTACTTTATTTATTGCCTATTATATTTCAAAAGTACTTGGGAATGGCGAGACGCAGGAGGAAACTCCTAAAGAATAATTCTCCATTATATTTTGGCGAAAGGAGAAATGTTATGTAATGCTTGACTTTATGAAAGCCACTTCAAAAATAACGAAAAATGGAGTGGAAATATATCCAAAGTTCATTGTTAAGTCCAGTGAAGATCTAATGGTTAGAGGCAATGAATTTTATGCTATTTGGGATGAAGAAAATAATCTTTGGTCTACAAAAGAAGAAGTCGCATTATATTTGATAGATAAGGAGCTTAAAGCCGGAGCTGAAGAATATAAGAAACAAAACCCAGATTGTGGAAAAATGCATATAGCATATATGTGGGATGGAGATACGAAAATGGTTAATAAGTTCCATCAATATGTCAAGGAGCAATTATGGGATAACTATGTTTCTCTTGACGAAAGACTTATATTCCAGAACACGCAGGTCACAAAAACCGATTATGCAAGTATGAAATTACCATATTCAATAGGCAGTGCTCCGATTCCAGCGTGGGAAGAACTAATAAGTACATTATATTCTCCTACCGAACGGCATAAAATCGAGTGGGCTATAGGCGCGATTATTTCTGGGGATTCTAAAGACATTCAGAAGTTTCTAGTTATGTACGGTGCGCCGAAAACAGGTAAATCTACTGTTCTTAATATTATTCAGCTTCTTTTTCAAGGATATTGGAGTGTATTTGACGCAAAGTCGCTAGGAAATCCGAATAATACTTTCGCGATGGAGCCATTTAAAGCAAATCCTCTCGTAGCAATTCAGCACGACGGTGATTTATCTAAAATAGAAGATAACACACGGCTAAATAGCATTGTATCACACGAGACGATGGTAATGAACGAAAAGTTTAAATCGGCCTATCCAATGCGATTTAACTCGTTCCTTATCATGGGCACAAATAAACCGGTTAGAATTACAGACTCTAAATCAGGTATAATACGTAGACTTATCGATGTATCACCAACAGGTAACAAATTACCTCGCGAAACATATGACAAGCTTACAAATAAAATTAAGTTTGAGCTCGGAGGGATAGCGCAGCATTGTCTCGATGTCTATAACGAAGATCCTGGTTACTATAATAATTATATTCCAACAGCTATGATAGGAGCGTCGAATGACTTTTACAATTTCGTGTTGGATTCATATGAAGTATTCAAACGTGACGATTCTACAACGCTGAAAGCCGCGTACGAGATGTATAAGACCTACTGCGATGACGCAAGGGTGGCGTTTCCGTATTCTATGCGGATATTTAAAGAAGAATTGAAGTCCTATTTCAAAGATTTTGAGGAGAGGGGAAAAAATCCCGACGACAAAGGTAGCAGGGTACGAAACTTATATTCTGGGTTTATAACTGACAAGTTTATGAATACGCTTGATTATGTGAACGAGCCAAGGCCTCAAACCGAAATGCTTTCTTTGACAGAAACTAAGTCTATTTTAGATGATATTTGTAAAGAATGGCCTGCCCAGTATTCAAATGAAAACGGAACGCCATATAAACCATGGGATAAAGTTAAGACTAGGCTTAAAGATCTCGATACAACCAAAGAGCATTATCTATTGTTTCCGGAAGAGTTTCAAAATTATATTGTAGTCGATTTTGACATCAAGGATTCTGACGGGAAAAAATCGTTCGAATTAAATGCAGAAGCTGCTGCAAAATGGCCTGCGACTTATGCAGAGTGCAGTAAATCTGGAGAGGGGATTCATCTTCATTATATTTACAGCGGTGATGTAAATAATTTAAGCAGGATCTATGATGACTCTATCGAAATAAAGATATTTACTGGCAAAAGTTCTTTAAGAAGAAAATTAACGAGATGCAATAACCTGCCCATAGCAACAATTGATTCGGGATTGCCATTAAAAGCTACTAAAAAAATGATCAATTTCGACGGGTTTAAAAACGAAAAAGCCATACGAACTTATATTAAGCGCAATTTGCTGAAAGAGTATCCTCCGCATGCTACAAAAACAAGTATAGATTATATTTATAAAGCTCTCGAAAAAGCTCATGAAGATAATCTGGAATACGATGTTTCGGATATGGCCGCTGCGGTGATTAGTTTTGCTGGCAGAAGTACACACAACGCTGATTATTGTTTGAATTTAACAAACAAGATGAAGTGGAAATCGGAAATCCTCAGCGAAAACTTTGAAAAATACGATTTCGATACACTGATATTTTTCGACGTTGAGGTGTTTCCTAATTTATTTGTAGTTGTGTATAAAGCTAAGGGAAAAAACCCCGTGAAGCTAATTAACCCAACTCCTACTGATATTTCAGAACTTGTTAAGTTTAAATTAATTGGCTTTAATAATCGCGATTATGATAATCACATTCTGTATGCAAGACTACTGGGAGAAAGTAACTTAGACCTCTATAATCGTTCAAAAGCTATAATTGCTAATGAGAGAGCCGCTAAAATCGGAGCTGCATACAATATATCGTACACGGATATTTATGACTTTGCAGCTAAAAAACAGAGCTTAAAAAAATGGGAAATATCTCTTGGCATTCACCATCAAGAGTTGGGTCTGCCATGGGATCAGCCTGTTCCTGAAGATAAATGGGATCTCGTTGCAGATTATTGTGTAAACGATGTTCTTGCAACTGAAGCTGTATTTGAGCATCTGGAGTCCGACTTTATTGCCAGAAGGATACTAGCGGATCTTGCCGGCGGCACTGCTAACGATTCAACGAATAGTCTAACAGCAAAACTGATATTTGGCACAAATAGATCTCCGCAATCAGTTTTCTATTACCGTAATTTGGCAGAACCAGTTGCTGATATTCCGGAAGAGATGCGGGAATTTCTTGAAACAAACTATCCTAAAATGATGGCACAAAAGCACGGAAAAGCTCAAAGTGTTCTTCCATACTTCGAAGGGTATACGTTTGATATTTCAAAACCAAAGGATCAGCGCTCTTATTATAGAGGGCACTATGTAGGAGAAGGTGGGTTCGTATGGTCCGAGCCTGGAATGTACTCAAACGTAATAACATTCGATGTGGAATCAGAGCACCCAAATAGTGTTTGCACAGAATACTTATTTGGGAAATACACGCACAACTTTTATGATATTTTGCAGTCACGTTTAGCCATTAAGCATGAAGATCTTGAAAAAGCAAAAACTTTGTTCGGAGGAAGACTGGCTCCGTTCTTAGAGCAGGGCGCTGATCCTAAAGGCATCTCCTCAGCTGAAAAAATAGCTATCAACGCTGTCTACGGCCTGACTGCTCAAATAGAGAGAGACGGCTATCAGAGTCCGTTTAGAGACAAGCGCAATAAAGATAATATTGTTGCAAAGCGTGGCGCACTGTTTATGGTCGATTTGCTGGAGGAGGTTAAGGCCCGCGGAGGCCATCCGATCCATTGTAAAACAGACTCGATCAAAGTTGTGGATCCTACTCCTGAGCTTCAGAAATTTATTCTTGGCTTTGGAGAGAAATACGGCTACAGATTTGAGATCGAGCATAAGTTCGAGAAGATCTGCCTCGTAAATGACGCTGTTTATATCGCGAAAGTAACAACAGACGATGGAGATTGGGTCAAAGCTTGTAAAAAAGCCACGGCAAAAGGAAATCCTGAACCAACCAGATGGACTGCTACTGGAACTCAGTTTGCAGTTCCGTATGTATTTAAGACACTCTTCAGTCACGAGCCAATTGTGTTTGAAGACTACTGCGAAACAAAATCCGTTGCAGGTGATGCTGCCATATATTTGGACATGAATGAAGGGCTTGCTGAAGACGAGCATAATTATATTTTCGTTGGACGTGTTGGACAGTTTACACCTATTTTAGCTGGTTATGGTGCAGGTGAATTATTCAGAATAAACGGGGATAAAAAAGGTGCTGTCGCTGGAACGAAAGGTTACCGGTGGCTAGAATCCGAAGTCGTACGATTGAGAGATCTTCAGGATAAAGTTGACACAAGCTATTACAAGCGCCTAGCAGACGACGCGGTAACTGATATTTCTAAATTCGGTGACTTTGAGTGGTTTGTAAGTTAAAAAAAGGAGGAATGATATTTTGGATCAAGCAACAACAGTAAGTACATCAGCACTCACATGTAGAACGTGCTCATTGTTTGGGCATGGATGTGCGCAGATAAACCCAGATCGTTTTGTAGAAAATTGTACTGATTATATTACAGATGCAGCACCAATCCCAGCAATTGACTATGTCGGAGTAAATGAGCATGCTGAGGCAAAGAGCGAGCCTTATGTATGTGATTATTGTTCTCGCAAAGGTCATTGCGGCATAGTTCCAGATATTGACGGAACTTGTGCTTATGGGCCAAGCGCCGATGACCTACGTGATATGGAGCATATGAAAAATTTGCTTAATAACGTTACCAGTATGGTTCACAGTGTCGAAAAGGAATCTGAGCCAGATATGGTCAATCATCCAAACCACTATACTCAAGGCGGAATCGAGTGTATCAAGGCCATTGAAGCTTCCATGCCTCCTGATGGATTTCAGGACTACTGCAAGGGAAATGTTCTGAAGTACGTCTGGAGATTCCGGCAGAAGAATGGTCTCGAAGATCTGAAGAAAGCTAGAGTATATTTGAACTGGATGATCGAATCGGTTGAAAAGGAGCAGGAGAACAATGGATCACTCTGATATTTGTCATTGTCTCGATTACGATCCTGAAAAATGCCCAGAGAGTTGTTTTCGGGCAAAGATTACTAAGGATCTTAAAGAGTCCGGTTATCCGTACCCTGTGTCATTTAGTCATTTTAAAGAATGCGCTGATATTTGTGAAAGGACAGATAAGAATGATTAATATTCCTAAATCGTGTGATTCATGCATTCATACGCAGGTCTGTAGCAAGAAAGATATTTTCCAAGGCGCTGTTAAAGACTTTAAAACTTGGTCTGGAGGATCTAACTCACAAGACGTTATCGTTGAAGTTCGGTGCGCTTATTATGGTAATGTTCCTACTAGTTTCACAACACTTAATGGGCCTATTAACGTGATAAGGGAGGCTTTTGATGCGTCAAATAGCTAAGGTGTTTCAAGAAGACATAGTTAATAGAGCAGCATCGAATACGATCGAAGAGCAAATTAACAGATATTTAAGAACTCATCAGGATCAGACAGTTCAATCTGCTAGCTATGTGTATGATCATACTAGTCGTTTAATTCGTGAAGCTCTTGTGATATTTAACAAAGGCAATCAATGATGAAAGTGAGTAAGATTAAAGTCCCATATTATGCAGTCTTCAGATCTAAGAAAGAGCACGATGAGTATTTTGCAGAAATAGTCAATCAGTATCTCAAGACCTACATGAAACCGATTCGGCATGAAGCTTGTCAGCAAGGGATTGGTTCCGGAACAACCTATGGCATTGACATGGCGATCATTGCTCTTGGTCGAATGGCAGCGGAGAAGAAGATTGATATTTCCAATGACTTCTTTCTTGATTTGATGCAGTATATAGGAGAAGCTTCAGCTGATTACGGTGATCTATTTGATCTGGATGTTGAGGAGAATCATGACACTGATCTCTGGTGGTCTGGATCTAAGCTGGATCAAGAACTGTACGAGTACATCAGCCCTGATATTTATCCTCCATTTGAGGAGAGGTATAAAAAGAAGAAACCGGATGGATGATATTCTAAGATACATTCATATCAATAACTATGAAGATATTCGCAGGTACGTTATCGACAAAATGCCATGTAAAGTAGACTCTTACCATAATATTGAGGCTATTTATGCGCGAACTAAAGAAGAGGCACTTTTGGTAAAAAGATATTTCGAGTTAGCTCACTCTTATGGTTGCGGTTCTTACAGGCATGAACCTAAGTACGATGATTTCGAGTTCAAAGGTCCGGATTGGTATTTCAGCTATTATGAATCAGGAGATCAGTACGGTCCTGAAGAAGCGAGGCTTGTGTCCCTTAGCGAGAAGAAAGAACGATTCAAAGCCATGTGTGATGAATTGAACATCCTAGTCGCAAATTTTACAGCTCCTTAAATGAAATACTATTTTTAGGAGGAGCGAAAATGAAACTTAAAGATTACGAAGTAGAGCTTAGAAATAAGATTGCCCACTATAGTACGAGGCTAAAGCTGGACGGATATAGCGATTTAAGAATTTTTATATTTAAGATTGAATGCTATGTTCTTGGACATATTAGCTACTTTAGGGGCTATTTGAAAGGTTTTACGGTCGGATTTTTAAAAGCATTAAGCAACTAAATAGAAAAACTGAGGGTCTACAACGGCCCTCCTTTTATTTGAAAGGAGAAAACTAAAATGGCAAACAGATACAAAAACAGTGGATTCGAAAAGCGTAACCACAATCGTCAGGAAAGATATTTAAGGGAGGGAATTGTGATGCTCCCGACTCTTTACCAGGAACGTAAAGGGCTGGGGAATATTATTAAGAAAGGAGGGAATAAGAAGTGAGTAAGAAAACACAGAATATTCTTTTTACAGTCGTAACGCTTATAACTGGCATCAGCACAGCCGTCACAGGTATAGCAGTTACTTACGCTGGAGGCCTTGGACTTAAAGGCCTAATCACGAAAGACTACGCGTTTGAATTTATTCCGGAAGCAAAAGCTGAAGCACAGCCGGAAACAATTACTGAAAATAACTAATTATATTTTAAGGAGCAATAATTAACAATGTCTAGAATGAATGTAACTCTTAGAGATGTCGAACTTAGATGGAAAAACTTTTCTGGAAGAGCCACAGATTATACAGAAGAAGGCAAAAGATATTTTAATGTGGTGCTAAACAGCGAGCAGGTGGATCTGCTTTCAAATGTCGAGCTTGTAACTAAAAGTGGAGTAGTAATTAAAGGTGCAAATGTCAGAACACATGTTCCTGAGAATGGTGATGGAGAGCCGCTGTACACCCTGAAAGTGCTGTTTGGTGCCTATCCTCCGGAAGAAATGTGGAGAGTGACACCGCGTGGTAAGATGCGTCTTACAATGGAAACCGTCGGCAATCTCGATCGGGAGTATATCGAGCGAGCAAAAGTTCAGATTACACTCAGCCCGTATGAAAAAGGTTCTAACAGAGGAATCACTGCTTACCTTAGAGGGCTGATTGTTTGGATTAAAGAAGATGATTTTACCTCAGACGAAGATTTCCAGAGTCTTCCTGAAATTGGCGGAGGAGTCGGAAATGGATATTCTGCTGTTAATTCAGATGACGAAGGATTACCATTCTAATTTGATATTCAAGAGGGTCTGAAATATGACCCTCTTTTCTTAATTTTATATTTTTAAAAAGGAGAAATATTAATGGGTAAATACACAAGAGCTCTTCAGAGATTGCAGGAACTTCGTTTGGATAGAGAACTTAGAGCGGATGAAAACGACGAGCGTGAAACAGGAATAATCAAAGGCCTCAGTATTGCAGAGAGTGTTCTTTACGAAGAGCAAGAACGTGTTAAAGCGACATATGAGAATTTCTGGCATACCGGAAGTCCGAACGACATGAAGCCTAATAACTCCGCTGATTATATTCTGATTCTTAAGGCTCATTTCGACAGTGAGGATGGAATCGAGAAAGACCACATTTATATTTCTCAGGATTATTGGAACGGCGAAAACTGGGAGGGCTATGAAATCGGAGACGACAAATGGGAAGTATTATATTTTGCTAAGCTTAAGTGGCTACGCTTTACATTACCGCCTTCTCTCGGCATGACCCGTAGTGATAAAATGTTTATGCGCTGAGGTATCTATATGACCAAGCATGAGTTTCGTGAAGCAGCGAAAGCACGTATGGTTTCAGATTCTGATATTTTTATAAAAAGACTAAACGAGGCTATAAGCGATTCCGGACAAACCAAGCAGGCTTTGGCAGATGACGGGGTTGTAAGTAGGGAGACTCTAAATAATTATATTTACAACAACAAAATGCCCTCGGCGAGAACACTGCAAGTACTGGCTAGCTACCTCGGAGTATCTTGCGATTACTTGCTCGGCCTGACTAATGTTAAAGAGCGAGCAAGAAACTGGATATTTGTAAAGGGTATGTGGTGTTGTCCATATTGTAATGAAGCTGGTGAACCTGGAGATAGATTTTGCCCTAATTGCGGCAAAAGGATTGATGTAGAATGATATTTTCTACAGAATAGACGATGTTAGAAAGGAAATAAAAGAAAGTTATATGACCGACGCAGCAAAGAAAGCGCTTATCGGGATAGCGAATAAAAACTATCTCGAAATGGTGGAGAAACGTAAAAAAGAACAACAGAAAGAAAAAGAAGAAATCGAATGGTTAAAGACGCAATATCAGAGGAAAAAACCGGAGGAGAACGATGCCAATACAAAATCCGACGATAAGGCCTAAATTTATTGATCTGACAATGGCAGATGGAAGACGAGTCTTAATTAATGTTCTCCAAATTACAGCCATTTACGAAGAAGAAAACGTGGTTTGTATTCGTACAGCGGATGATCATTCATATTATTTTAATGATAGCCTGACCGAGATAGTAAGAAAAGTATTGCTAACTGTTGCTAACTAAGGAGAAAAACTGATGATAAAAACGTATTTGTTTGCGATTTTTGTTTTTATTCTAAGTTTTATTACATTATACGCATCTAGTGAAAGTAATGTACGATGGTTCAAAGCAGGTATTAATATTATATTTTCGGTGATAGTTACAATGCTTGTGACGTTTAATATTTTTAGATAAAGGAGAAAGAGGATGGGGTTTGATTTTGATCTTGACGCCGCTACAGTTTATGCGCTTCTGCCAGATGGAAAAAGAGAAGTAATAAAAAAGATAAAAGCCTCGGAAACGTTTGAGGCCGGTAAATACATTAAGATTCGTAAAGTTATATTTTCTGGACCGGCTACGATCGTATTTTGGAACGATGGAAGCAAGACGGTTACCAAGTGCGCAAAGGACGATGACTTTAACTATGAACTGGGCATTGCTATGTGCATGCTTAAAAAGATATTTGGTGAGAGCTACAAGGACTTTAAGAAAGATTCTAAGAAGTGGATTCCGGAAGAAAAGAAAGACGGCTGGAGTATAAATGTGAGAATCGCTCCGGACTATTCTCATAAGATTAAAGAACATTTACCAGAATTCGCTAAAGCATGCGCGAATTTCATGAGAGAATGGGCCGAAGGGTGTGACTGTGTTGGAACAGCTGAAGTTACGGGCGAGATCGAAGAAGGGGCTGAAGACTAAGAATGAACGGAACATTATATTTGTGCGACAGGAAAGCTTGCGAGCTTCGGTTTCGGCAATGCGAGATCTTCGGTGATGAATATTTTTGTCACCATACAGTTTTCGAAGATCATGCTAAGAATGGCCCTTGCAAAGATCCAGAGAATCATCCTGAGCGGTTTGAACGAATGGAAGATGACAATGGCGATGTGACATTTTGGGAGATTAAGAAATGAATGCAGGCGATAAGGCTTTACTGATGGAATTACTTATTCAGACAAGATGGACTATGCTTTATATTGAAAGCTTTAGGATGGCCGAGCCATATGTAACAAAAGAACAGCGTGATGATTACATCAATTGGCTGAAGGAACAAACTTCATCGACTCACGAAATGCTCAAGCTTGCTAATGATATGCTTGAAAAAACAATGCAGATTAATGGTGATACTTAAGATCGTTGCTGGTCTGGTGCTGTTCGAAATCGTTCATCTATTAGGCACAATATTGCTAACAGGTCCAAGTGATAGAGAGAATTTCAAACAATCTTACTTAATAGCGTTTGATCTCATAGTAACATTCTTGCTAGGCGTGTTAATTATTTATGGATGTATAACTATTTTGGCGGTCTGAAAGGAAATGAAAATGATAATTAAGATCGTTGCTGGACTGGTGCTGTTCGAAATTGGTCATATATTTACAACAGCTATATTTGGGCTCTTAAGTGGAGAACGAGATTTCAAGATGTGTTATCTCATAGGAGGTATTGTTCTGATAGTTGGAATAATCTCCGCATTTGCGGCTCAATGGTGCATGAACATATTAGGAATCTGATTGAAATAAGAACTGAACAAATTTGATTAATTACTAAAAAATAAGGAGAAAGAAAAATGGTTTCTATTTTGCTGTCTATAGTATTTATCGTTCTTGGAATCGGTATATCTACATTAATTACAACTTTGAATGAAGAAGGCAAAAAGGTAATCTATCCTACATATATTGGATGCGCGCTGGCAGTTGGGGTGCTCACTGCATCTTGTTTTTCTATTGTACCAACTGGAAACACTGGCATTCTAACAACATTTGGTAAGGTAGAGGACAGAACACTTCAGGCAGGTGTTAATTTCATTGCTCCTTGGCAGAATGTTATTATCATGGACAATCGAACCCAGAAGGTTCAGATACAGACTTCTGCTTTTTCCAGTGATATTCAGCAAGTAGATCTAATCCTAAGTATTAACTATTGCATTGATCAGGAAACAGCCCAGATTCTGTATAAAACCGTCGGCACTTCATATTACGAAAATGTGATGTATCCGAGAATCGTAGAGAACACTAAAGCTGTCTTTTCGCAGTATTCAGCTGAAAATCTTATTTCAAAGCGCGAGACCTTATCAGATACTATTCTTCAGGAAACAGCAGCAGATATGAAGCAGTATGGCATCGTTGTGATTTCGATTTCTGTTGAAGATATCGACTTTACTGATGCGTTTACTAATGCTGTCGAAGCCAAACAGGTGGCAGCACAAAACAAACTAACTGCAGAAACTCAGCAAGCACAGCAAACCATGGAAGAAGAAGCAAGGGCTAAACGTTCAGTTATTGCAGCCAATGCAGAGGCAGAAAAAGCAATCATCGCTGCTAATGCCGATCTTGAAGTTGTTCAGATCCAGGCTGAAGCAAGTTTGTTCGCTGGTCAGAGAGAAGCCGAAATGAATCAGAGAATTTCCGAAGCTCTTACACAGGACCTCATCAAGTATTACTGGATTAAACAATGGAATGGCGAGCTTCCTTCTACAGTTCTTGGGGATAACACGAATTATATGTTAGATTTAGGGCTTTCCAGCGAAAAAGTTAAGTGAAAGGGAGAGAAATAGGGAAATGAAAATTAAACCCGATGCTAAGGCTAAACTTATTAAATGTGATGTGAAAATTGATCCGGAGGGTGAAAATTACCCAACAATGCATATACAGTATCTAGTTGAAACAGAATACGAAAAGTTGCTTGTTGATATTCCAGAAGCAGTACTTCCACTTAGACCGAATCGGCTTGTACCAGAATTAAATATTAGAGCTGTTAGTGATTGCATCAGTTACAAAATTAAGCTCGATGACGATGTTTGCTACATGAGGGAAGCTAATGGAGAACTATCGGATGCCAAATATGCATATGCCGAGAAAACGCTTGAACGGTACCCTAGAAAAATGTCGGTTGAAGAAATCGAAGACAAGCTGGGCTACCCGATTGAGATCGTGAGCAAAAAGAAAGGGGATATTTCATGACTGATCCAAAACGAGTAACTGAAGATTGGAGAGCACTCAGGCCTCAGCTTGGAGAGTTTGTGAACAGACTTGATAATTGCATGATGGAGTGCGGAAGTAATGCCGAAGTTTACAAGAAAGGATATGACTTAGGATACGATAGGGGGAGCAAGAAACCTGTCGAATGCGAGTTTTGTCCTGAAAGAGATTGGTGGCAGCATACTCATGGCGAGAGAACTGTAGAACTGATTAGTAAATATTCTGAGTTGAAACAAGAGAACCAGATCCTTATTCTCAGTTTGGTGGAACAACTCTGTAACATGGAGCGGACTATTAATAACGCAGAAGCGATATTGCTTCGATAACGCTTCTAATTATATTTTCTGAAAGGAGAGGATGGTGGAGGAAATGGCTCTAATATTAGAAGTCTTGCTTGGTATTTACATCTATTTAGTAGTCGGTTTTGCGGTCTGCATGCTCTTTATGTTTATTTCGGTAAAGTATCCAGACAGGTGGTTTGCTCCAAAAGAGTGTTGCTACGAAGCAGATGCGCTAATTTTAATGGCATTTTGGCCGTTTCAGATATTGGCTTATTTAGTTGGTATTATGGCGAATGCTATTGATCGATTTAATAATTTCCTGAGGGAGAGGATAGGTAAATGATGAGGCGCTATCTTATTAAATGGTATCCTGTCTATCCATGGGACGATTACCAGATAGTTGATCTTGATATTTTAAAATCTGAGTTTGATTCTGAAATTAAAGGTATTGGCTTTAAAAATGTTCGAGAACGTGTCCAGCAACTTTATAATCAATATCAAGCTGCAGTTGAGCGTCATGGGTTAAACACATATGGATTTGTGGGATACAATAATTCCTGGTGGAGTGTAATTGAAGCTGAGAATGTTATCCTAGCGAATGATATTTTCAAACAAAAACTCGAACAGGACTGGAATGATCATGAAGAGAGGAGAAGTAATGAAACTTGATAAAGACATTAGCAAAGTCACGAAACCAGAACTTATAAAGATTCTTAGACTATGTATTGGGAAGCATTGTGATGAATGCCCTCTTGCCGGTGAATTCGATAGAGACGCTTGTTACAGGATCCTGATGGTGAGGACCATCGAAGAATTCTATACTGATGCTGGGTATGTGTCGACATCAATAGCATATTTAAAATCAATTCGGAACAAAGTAGATGCGGCGCTTAAGGAAGTAGGCGAGGCGCTTGAGGAAGGCGACAAATGGGGTTCATTGAATTAACGTGCGAAGGTGGGCCTATTTATATTTCCATCGACTCTATCATTGTCGTCGAGGGCGATAAGGGGTCAGGCAGTGTAGTAGCAGTTACACCTTATCATACCAAATACTACCACGTAGACGAAGAACCTAAAGAGGTTATGAGAAGAATTTACTGGGTTAAAGGGTTAATAAAGAAGACTAATAGATAATGGATTACTCAATTTCATGGAGCTACATCGTAAAAGAAATGGAACAGAAATTCGGACTTAAACCTGATAGCGAGGAGAAATTTCCTTTCGGCGTACTGCAAAGATTTACCGAGAAAATCTGGAACGAGTATTTCGACAAATTATATTCTGAGGAGGAGAAAAATGACACTTAATGACTTTGCAAATACCGTAGTACTTTATTCGTATGGTAGTTTCGATTACGACACAAGCACTAATTTCGATTATATTCGAATCTATGTTCTTAATGGTGAGGAGAATTTCAATAGATTCTGCGATTGTACTCGCGAGGAGAAAAATGTTTCTGAGATATTGTTTACTTTATGCTCACCTTTCCAGCCTAAGATGTATTTGAAGCCGGAGTATGCAGAAGCTAAGGTTCTTCGATTCGCTGCTCTGAACACAAACGTCTTTGCTGTAGAGATTGAGAAATGAAACGGAGAAAGTATGTTTAGAAAAATAGTTTTCACACTTTGGTATAACAGACCGTGGAAATATATTCCGGACGTTGTTAAGAGCATGAAAAAGTATCTGTACACCAAAAACAAAAAGTTTTTCTATTGGGTTAAGGCGCATTTATATTTGAATTGGGTGACATCGTCGCCTTCGAAAGAATTTCAGAAAGTTAATGAAAATTACGGTATATATATGCTCCGTGGATATTTAGAAGAAGCTAGAAAGGAAAAGATAGACTATAAAAGGAGAATAGAAATGGGTCAGAGATTAAATGTTGAAATTGTTTCTAATGGAAAACTTCTTGCCAATGCGTATTATCACTGGGATGCATATACCGGAATAAGTTTACGGCGCACAGGTGCTATTCTCGACAAATTGAATGCGATACAAGAACCGGCCAAAGACGATCTGGATTTGGCTATCAAGCTTCTTGACTCTACGGGGGCAGGGATTAATGCTTTAGAAAGGAATTATATTCTTGCCGATCCGGAGCTTTCAAAGTATTTACCAATACACGATTGTGTAGGTAGAAACGAAGGGGTTCTTAGTATTACACAAGAAGGCATGTTAAATACTCGAAATTGGGAAGAGGGTCGAGTCACAATTGATATTGGAAAGAGAACTATCTTATTTAAAGTCTATTGGGAATGGACTAAAGAAGAGTATTTAGATGATTTCTATGATCTTGAGCATTATGAGCACCTGCCGACCATAGATTACGATCTTGAAAAAGAAATACCTTTTGACAAATTTGAGGAGGTAAAGAATCTTTATACCAGCACCATTGATACTTATGGTTTTAAGAGACCGGATGGAAGCGTTATTGGATGGATTGAGTAAAATGAAAATAGAAATGGAAGACAACATATCAAATTGCAAGCGCTGTGATCATTACAAAAGACAAGATTGCACATGGGGCTATGACTACCTCGATACTGATTATGCGTATGACTGCTGTGACTACGAACGAGCCGGTGTTACGTATCCACTAACAGATGCTAAGGATGATATTTAAAACAAAGGTGTGAGCAAATTGCCAATTAACCTGTATGACCATCAGAGAGAAGCGCTAAAAAACATGCATAATGGCTGCATTCTCTGTGGCGGGGTCGGATCCGGAAAGTCGAGAACGGCTTTGGCTTATTACCACTGTGTAGTGGGCGGAGGGAGAATAAGACCGAAGTTCGAACTTATGACTCATCCGATTGATTTATACATAATAACAACTGCGAGGAAGCGGGATACATTCGAATGGGAGAAAGAATGCATTCCGTTTCTTTTATATTCTGCGACTAGTGAGGGAAAAAAGCAGAAAGAGGCAGATAGTGGTGGCAAGGAACCATACGTTGATCTAAAAGTGGTGATCGACTCATGGAACAACATCCATAAATACTCTGACATCGAAGGCGCGTTCTTTATATTTGACGAGCAGCGAGTTGTTGGGAACGGCGCTTGGGTCAAAGCATTTCTGAAGATTACTAAGAAGAACCAGTGGATCTTACTGTCCGCTACGCCTGGTGATACATGGACTGATTATATTCCTGTATTTGTGGCGAATGGTTTTTATAAAAACCGCAGTGAGTTCAACCGGGAGCATGTTTCTTTCAAGCGGATGGGCACTTATTGGAAAGTTGATAGATATTTCAACACGAAGAGACTCGAGAGGTTAAGGGAGCGGGTCCTTGTAGACATGGACTTCGAAAGACCGACCACTGCTCACCATATTGATATTAATTGCGAATGGGATAAGAACATCTACAAACAAATTATGAAAAAACGTTGGGATCCTTGGAAGGACGAGCCACTCGATAATGCTTCCAGTTTGTGTTACTGCCTGAGGAAATCGGTTAATAAAGACGTTTCGCGATTGTATGAGCTGCTGGACATCCTTGATGAGCATCCAAAAGCAATTATATTTTACAACTTTGACTATGAGCTCAAGGTAATTAAGGAAACTCTTACGGATATAGCTTATGGGTTTGAAGTGGCTGAGTGGAATGGGCATAAACACCAGGAGATACCAAGTGGGGAAAAGTGGTGCTTTCTAGTGCAGTACAATTTGTGTGAGGGTTGGAATTGCATCAAGACAGATACAATTATATTTTACAGCCAGAACTACAGCTATAAGACGATGAAACAGGCTGAGGGACGAATTGACCGACTCAATACACCGTTTAAGGATTTGTATTACTACCATCTGAAGTCAAAAGCGCCAATTGATATTGCTATTGGCAGAGCTATTGCTGAGAAGAAGACATTCAACGAAGGACGGTACTTTAACCGGATTATGAAAGGTGAGGGGAAATGAATAGAAAAGAGCTTGCTGAAAAGTATGGTGTTGATAAAGAAAATGTCACTTGTAGTAAATGCAAATTCGGTTTGACGATTGTTGCAGGTCCTCCTAAATTCATTCATTGTGACAAGAGACATGCTTGGGGATCGGATGTTTGGTGCGAGTCTTATAAATACAAATGGGGTAAAGAAAAATGACCAAGGAACAACTAATATATGCATTAGACTCTGTAGTTTGGTACAACGGGATTGCAGAAGATATTCTTGAATGGAAGAAAATCCAGCCTTCTGAGACTACTGGATACATTTTGCCAGATTATTATAAGTATGACGGCCAGCTAAAAGAATGGCTTGAAATGTTCTGGATGATATCAGTAATGCTATTCGGAGATTATGGCACTTCTCCTAGATCTGGATGGATCGAAAAGAAAGAAGAGTTCTACAAATTCATAGATGATATTACTGAAATTTATAGAAATTCAGATGAATACCTGTTCCATGGATATTTAGAAGAAGCTAGAGAGGTAAAGGAGGACGAGATATGCCAGTAAATGAATCATATTTATACGGTTGTATGTCTACGATGTCTTTAAGGCAGCAGAGAAAGCGTAAAGGAACTGTTGTTTGTTGCTTTGTTTGTGGAGACTCTCATACAATGCTTTACAAAGATTATAACGGTTATATTTGTAGAACATGCCGGAGAAAGAGAGATTTTAAATGATTCTATACGTTAATCGCCATGAAGTGATCAAGACGGTCTTTAAATATTTCAATGATGTTCTTCATGAAAATTTTGAGGGTTGTGGCAATGCTATAAGGGAGCTAGAAACTTTTAAAGGTGACGAAGCTAAGATATTTACCGGTGAGCAAAAGTACCTAATGATAAAAGCACTGAAACAGTACAGAGACTGCGCTGGGGATTTCCTTTCTTATGACGAATTCATCGATCTTAGTAACAAAGTAGGAGAGATTATAAAACTACTGGATGTCGAAGGAGAGAAGAAGTGAGCTGCAAAATTTGTTCTCGGCTAAAAGAAACTGGAAAATTATTTCTTGAAAGCGATTGGCTGTATAACCATTGTGGTGAGAAGTTCAACGGAGCTCTAACTCTACGTTTATATTTGATAAATGATGCTGACGGAAGTTCTTTAAGAGGAACACTTGAAGGAACGGAAAGTATGTTTCGAGTTCCAATACTAACGACGGAAATTGCTATTACACATTGCCCGTTTTGTGGAGGAGAACTAAATGGATATTCTTGAGAAAATCGCAATTTGTGATGATGCCTGTTGTGGCGAATGTGAACTCGATGGGCTTCGTAGATCACAAAAAGGAGAGTGCATTGCCTGCATGGGAAAGCTATTGAATGAGGCAGCGGATGAGATAAGGAGATTGAGGGAGGAGTTAAATGGTTGAAAAGTATTTTATGCTAAAGTTAATCGGAGAAGCCGCAATCATTGGTTTCTTTGCAATAGCGTTCTCAATACTTCTATCCATTGGTGTTGTACAAAACATCAAATGGAAGCGGAAGATTAAACTTCTAAAAGACAATGGTTTCGAAAGATATTTGCATAGTGCTCGATCTATCTATGGCGGCCCTACCTACGAATGGCAGAGAAAACTTGATGGGATGAAGTTACTGGAAATCGAGATAGAAAGATATTCATATAAAACGTTAAAGGAGATTATCGAATGATAAAACGTATAACTGAGAAGAGGCTCGTCGAACAGGAAGTAACTGTGCACGGACTTTGCACTTGTGATATTTGCGGAAAGACAATTTACGAGATTAATGATAATAAACGTACTAGGCATAATGAATATTGGCATCTTACTACAGGTCATTACGATTGGGGAAATGACAGCTGCGAATCGGTCGAATCACTCGATCTCTGTTCTAAAGAATGCTGTATTAAGGCGCTAGAAAACTATCTATATGAATACAGCGGGAGCAGAAACACTGGATATTTTGAGTTGAGGCATGAAAATAGTGAGACTTGAGGAGGAGAAATGAGCATACCTGAGAAACAGTTCCTAAGCAAAAAGAACTGTATTTACGAAGTCATATGTTATCCGGACGGACGAATCAGTGTCGAGAGGCGTGCTGTTGCTTACTTGAATCAGCATTATATTTATGTGATCGTTCCTGGAAATGACGAGTTGGTCCAGCTTTGTTTTGCCAGTGTTCATGATCCGGATGATACAGAAACCTTACTCGACGACCTATTTCTTGCAAAACGGCGTGATTTCGAAACTTCATCGTACTTCTGGGATCGTCCTGATACTTCTGACGAGTATTTAAAAAAAGTGAATAAGATATATTTGCAAAATCAGATTAAGGATACTCGTGAAAAAATAGCAAAAGCTAAGCAGACATGTGACGCACAGTGCAGGACATATGAGGCGTTGGTCGAGAAGTGCGAGCGACATCTAGAGGAGTTAGAAGAGGAATGAACAATAAAACCGTATATGTTATTGAAAATGGAGAGTATTCCGATCGTTATATTATGGCCGTAACGATGGATAAAGAGAAAGCAGAATGGATGGAACGGAAATACGGATCCGTTGATGATCCTGTGTACATAACCGAGTACATTCTTGATGCTGATATTCCAGAAGAACGAGCTGAGCTGTATCCTGTTTACAAAGTTATTGTCGATAACAAAGGACAAATTAAATCGGTTAGTGTCGATCATTACACAGACAAAACTAATTATCAAACTTATGGCGAATTCTTAAGAGGGTCATATTATCGCGAAACACTGTATGAATTATATTTTAATGGCTATTGCACAGCTAGAGACGAGGAACATGCTAAGAAGATTATTAAAGACTATAGATCTAAAAAACTTAGTGAAGAGCTTGGATTGTAAGGAGAGAGTATGACAGCTGAAGAGTTGATGACTACATATCATATCCTTGAAGCAAAATCGCAGGAACTACACTTGCAACAGCAAGAAGCATGGGACGCATACGAGAAAAAGCACGCTGAGATAATGGCCGATCCAAAAGCACGACTAGGAGAAGATATGCCGCTTCGCGAAAAGTACAATTCGTTATTCGATGAAGCTTCGAAGGCTTATGAGGCATTTGAAGCTTTTAAGGAGCTGGAATGGGGATGTGCGAGGAAATGACTGAAGAATTCCAGAAACAGACACAATATGATGATCTTATGGAGTTTCTAACGGCTAAGAGCACAGAGTATCTTTATAATGACACGAAAGAACATTTGCTTCGCTACTTAAATAGTGTAAGTAAAGTGGATAGGCATCTTGTGAATGTATACAAAGGTCTCGCTGATAATTCTTGGAACACCGTAATCGTTGGTATAGACGGTGTTATTGTGGATGAAAACGAGTATAGGATTGATCTGGAATATGATATGATCTATAACAAACCAACTGAAGTATGTGGATACTTAATCACAAAAGTATGCATCTATGGTGAGAAAGAATGGTAACTTGAAATGACAACTGACAATTTCTATAAAGCCAGCAACTTAGTAAAAGAAATTGAGAAACTGAAAAGCATACTTGAAGATATTCAGCTGCTTCTCGACAACTGGGATAAAAAGGCTATCAAGTGTACAGAAAAAATTAGATCCAAGGATGAATGGGACAACGGCTATATTACGGACCCATTCTATAAAATGTCATTTTTATATTTTGATAAGCGTTATGAGGAGATGGCATATGAAGAATTACCTGTTCCGAGAGAAGCTGTGAGGATCTTACTTGAAACGACTAAAAGTGATGTGGAAAGCAACTTGGCTAATGTGGAGAAGGAGCTCGAGGCACTTTGATATTTTATGAGCCTTTCGCTGATAAGGTCAAAAGAGTAATAGCCGTAGATCTTTAGTTCAATTATAGTGAGACGCTTAATCCAAAAAATTACGTAATGCTACTAAGAGGCGCACGTCGCTGGCTTTATATTTTAAGAGAACTTTTGAGACGTTACGAAGAGGTGACACTTGCCTACGCACGATATATTTTCGGCTATTGGGAAGGTTGGTTCTTTGATAGGAGGATGAGGAGAAATGACTGAACAGAGTTTCGAAATGCTGAGGACCGTCTTCGCTAATTTTAAAGAAATGCTAGATCAATACGAAATCGAAACTCCTGGTGTACAGAATTGTGATGTGGCATTCGAGCAGCTTGTTACGGAGTTAGAAACTATGCTTGGTAAGAAACTGGAATATGAAAGGAAGAAATTTTGGCTGTTTACGAGATACTATGAGGAGGATTTCTATTGATTCTAGGACGGATTGCTGTTGGAGTAATTATATTTGCAGTGGTGGTAGCTAGCTATTTGTTTTCTACTATTGCTGGAGATGATGTGGATGAGGGTATTTCAGCGCTTATAAATGTAGTTATGAGTTCACTATTCACCGGCATGGCGCTTTATATTTTGATCCAGAAAGGATTGATTTAATTGGCTGAGTACACTAAGTACAAATATATGTTCGAAGTGAGCAATGAGATTACTAAATGCTCGGAGTGTCCATTTGGCGATGAAACCTATAGAGGTTGCAATTTATATTCTAACGGATGTGTAGATCGTTATCACTATGCGGAGTTTGATGTCGGTAAACCTGAGTGGTGTAAATTGAAGGAGGTCTTATGAAACAGGTAGTGATATTTACTACGGATGATCTGGAGGACATGAGATCAAGTGTTAACAATGCTCTTTTGCGTCTAAGGAATAAAAGACCATTAAGTGATGATAGTTGTAGCGTAATTGAACGCGAGCTAGAAGATATTCAAAAGATTCTTTACGGAGAGGACGATTAGAGAGGATTGATCTGAGTGGACAAATTTAAACTGCCTAAATCTATCTGGAAGACTTCAGAACCTAGAGAACAGTGGCGAATAATTTCTGAGTTTCCATTATATTCTGTCAGTAACAAGCAGAGGGTCAAGAATAACAAGACCGGGCGGATCAAAAAACGTGATCGTTATGGAGCTGTCACACTTAGCACTGGTCGAGGTCATGTGAAGCGAGGAGTATTATCGTTATATTTAAAAGCATTTGAAGGGTTTCCTGATAGTTGTAGAACTAGGATTCGTGTCATAGAAACTGGAGAGATATTCTATGGCTATAGATCGGTTTGTGAAGCATTGGGAATTCCATACGAGCAGAATTCAAACATTTACAAAGCTATTTATATGCCTAAATACGGTGGCGAAAAACGAAGGGTAAAAGGATTCACATTCGAATTGGTGGAGGAGGGTGCTTGAATGACAAGAAAAGAATTACTCGCTACACCAAAACGCGAATGGGATGAGGTTCTTCATGGTGTTATCGGAGTCTGGGTTATTCCTAATCGTAAAAAACATGAAAGTGGTTGGGAGTGTATGGACTTCGTTGCTAGTTTCAAAGATGAGGACAAGAAACTAGTAAGGTTTGGCGGATATTGCGATGATGTAGAACTTAAAGGCGGAAATTTTCGTATGGATTGTGATTACCCGAGTGGAATAGTTCATATTTGGAGCTATTATCCGTTTACTATAACATCTGATTCATCGACAATTAAGTTTATAGAGGAAAGGTTATGAGGAGGGGTGAAAATATGAATGAAGATCCTTTCTGCCCACCTGGATACAATGGCGGGTTTTGTGCTGATTATGATATGAATTGTGAGAAGTGTTGGGAAGGTTACAAAGACAACGAAATGAAGAGGGAAGAAGCCGACTTGTTTTCTAAGATATTTGAACTAATCGGTAAAGGTTATACCGTGTCTTTCAACAACGGCGGTAGATTCGGATACCAGATTTTAAAAATTCAACTATTGAAGAATTCTCTTAATAAAGCGATCAACAGAGCTACGAGTCAGGAGTATTTTATAAATTACACAGTTGACCCAGAACAAGCTGTATGCGAAATACTAGATGAAATGCGCAAGAAATTGGAGGAAGAGAATGAAAGCAAACGTTAATGGTATTGAGTTTGAGGGAACTCCTGAGGAAATAGCTAAGTTTCTTGAAGTTAAATACAATCATGGACCGGTGATTGACTACGATGATTTTTTGGTCAAACATGAACAGAAAAATAAGAAACCTAATGATGAGCTGGACATTTGCAAGGGTTGTCCTCATCAAGGTGAGGGTTGCAATCCACAACGCTGTTTATGAAAAGGAAGGAGCGAACATGAAAGCAAAGGTTAATGGAACAGAGGTCGAAGGAACACCGGAAGAAATTGCGAGAATCCTTGGAATCCAGTTAAGTCCGGTGCGGGTAATTGACTATGATTTTATTCCAGATCCATGCAAGAACTGTCCTAACTATGGAAAAGGACCTTGCCATTGTACATTAGGCGGAATGGATTTTACTTGTTTTTAAAGAGATATTTAAATGGAAAATACATTACTGAACAAGATATTTAATCTGGTGAATTCCGGCTATAGCATATGCTTTGACAGTCTTGAAGGCTGTTCGAAAAAATCTCTCATCATTAGAATTGTGGATGAAAATGCAAAAGAACCCAAGGATTATATTTTGATGGACTATGTTCTAACCGAAGACGATTTCAAACATAGTGAGTTTTCTCCAGACGGACTTGTATTTAAATCGGTTATTTTAATGAAAAATTTCATAGATGAAGCTAAAAAGGAATTGGAGGGAGAGAATGAATGACTGCTTACATTAATGGTGCTGTTGTTGAAGGATCTCTAGAGGAAATCGCCAAATTGTTAGGGATCAAACTCGATGACAGTAGATACGTGATAACAGATTCAAATACGTATAAGGTTTCAGAAATACCTTGTCCTCCTGGATACAATCCCGGTTTCTGTTGTTATGACGAGGACTGTAACGCTTGTAGAGAACAGTGGGTCAAAGAGAGTTGGAATTTGAAAGGAGAAAAGATATGAAGGCTAAAGTTAATGGAGGGTGGTAGAAGCTGATGTATGACGAACTGGTAAAGCATCTAAGAGAAGTCGAAGAAATGCTAAAGGCGGCGCAGTTCAAAGAGGCCGCAAACTTAATTGTGCAAGCCGCCGATGCCATTGAGAAACTGAGCAAGGAACTGATTGAACTAAAATTGCTGACTTGCTGTTGCACAGAACCACCGAAGGAGGAAACATGAATATCCGTGACTGCAAAGGGTGCATATACTTTACAAAGTATTATAGGAATAAAAACAAGTTAGGGGAACTCACGGTAAGTAATTATTGGTGTGTTAAGAAGCAAGGTTTTATCCGTTCTTTCCCTAAGAAATGTCAAAATAAGAAGGAGAAAGGAGATTATAAATGACAATACTTTCAGTTTTAGACGCAGCAAGACTTATTGCTATGATCGGATTCGCAGTGATATTTGCAATCGATGCCATAGAGCTTATGGTGATTAGACGAGAGAATACATTCCAGGTGGAGATTACGAAGCAGCTGTATGCAATTCTGTCGCTTATGGTTGCTATGTCGTTATATTTGATTGGAAAGTGAGGAGGGAATAATGGATGCTAATACTTTTGTGTACTTGGTTATAACACTTATGACTATTATTGTTGTGCTTTCAACCATAAAGACTGTTACCCTTCATCTTATCCTGGACAACGTTGAGGAGATAGTCTACCTTATAAAATCTATGAAGAGATAGGAGATAGAATATGGACGTTGAGAAAGTTATGATTGTGTTTATAGTTGGAGTTGTGTTAACTGCGGTAAGTGCACTTGCAAGTCTCCTATGCTTAATGGATATTCGGTCAACTCTTGAAGAGATTTCCGCAAAAGTTATTATAGCTAATGACTGGCTTTGCGAATGCCATAGAAAACTATGCTGTATTGAAGAGGGACAGAGTTATGAGAAAAATATGCTGATGTTTATAACTAAGAGACTTGAAGTATTAAACGAAACTAAAACCGATACAAATATTATTAAGAAAGATGTTGAGAGGATTCGAAAGCGTACTGAGAAGAACAGAGCTATTAAGTGAAAAGGAGAAAGGCGAATGTATGTCGGACAAAAAATAATTAATTATTCGAAAATGCTTGAAAAAAGTACTGACGAAAGAGATCAGTATGCTTCAAAGATTTTGTATGATATAGGCTACATGTTTATATGCGCTGAAACTGAGGAGATGAGCAGAAAACTTCTTGAAGAATGTTCTATGACCGAGGCAATGAATGCTATGGTAGACGCCGATAATAAATATGAAGCAAATAATGAATTATATTTTCCTAGTTGATTCTGGTAGGCCTAGAAAATTGTATCAACGATCAACCGCCGGTAGATATAGAGTCGGTGCTAAGTCAAAGAAAGAAGCTGAACGATTTATGCATAAAGCAATTAAATTCGGGCACATTTTCTTTTACTATGAAGATACTAAGCAAACAAATGCTGGATACAAACAGATTATTAAAGAATATGGCGATGGAAAAGAAATCTACAAAACCATTGATTATTAAGAGGTGATATTCTGTGAGTCTGGACAAAGCAATTGAGCATAAGAAAGAATGGCGGAAACAGTTTCATGGATCAAAGGCTATTGATAAGTCGTGCAGGAATCATGGGAGTTGTCCGTGGTGTAAGGGAAATCGGACATTTAAATTCAGAGATAAGCGGCCTAGAGAAAAGGATGAGGAGGAATGATATTTCATGTCAAACATGATCAGATGCGATTGTTGTGAGAAACTAATGTATGGTGACTCAAGAAGTGACAAAGGTGACTATCATCACATAAGCGTTGATGCTCAACCATGTGGCCATCTATGCAAAAGCTGTTTCACAAAGTTCGCCGATGAGTTCTTTCCGTATTTGAAAGAGTATTATGGACTTGAGGAAGAAGAGGAGAAATAATGGAAGACGAAGGTAAAACCTGCTTCGATTGTGATTTCGTATATTATAGCAGCAAAGATGATAAATGGTATTGTGAGGATCCACGTGAGGAATATCCAATACGTGAGGTAGATCCAAATAGTTCAGCTTGCAGTTGTTTTTATGAGGAGGAAAAGGACGAGGATAAAACTTGTGGCAACTGCGAATATGCATATTTTGGTCTTGACGGTAAAGACTATTGCGAATGGCACGGTGAAATAGATCTAGACGATTCGGCATGCAGTTGGTTTCATGCTTTACCTGATATGAAGGAGAGATGATACTGAGTGACTATACTCCATACTGAGAAGTACGTATTGCCTCTAACCATTAGTGGAAGAATTGCGAGAGATACGATTAAAAAAGAATGGGAGAAAAAGGGTAAGGTCAACATCGAGTCTGGAGTGACTATGGACGGATTCATTATAAAATGCGAAGAAGAAATTACTATGAAGGATAGGAATAAAAAATGAGCATGTATGGTGATAGCCCTTATACAAATGAGAAGAATGATATTTATGACGAGATTCTGAGGTTTTTAGAAACGCATCCAGCAAGTGAGTTAATGGAAATTATTGGAGATGTTTTTAAGAGGAAAGAATATGAAAATTCGTGAGATTTATATTTCGGATGACGGTGAAGAATTCGATTCTAAAGAAGAGTGCCTGGAGCATGAGGAGAGACTTAACTCAATCGATAGTGTGATGCTGTTCGATAGCAAGAAGAAACTTATCACAGACAAAAATCCGTCGGTTGCATATGAACGGGCCTGTTATATTTACATTCTTGATACAAAGAGAGCAAAAGCTTTCTTAGAATGGATTCATAGCGAATGTGGATATGCGGTTCCTAGTCTAGTAAGGGCAGGAGAATTATATTTCTACGACGAATCAACAAACAAGTTTAATAGCTACACTAAAATAGTGATTGATTTAGATGAAACTAAGAGTCAGATCTTAGCACAAGTTAATGCTGCGAAAAAATGAGTAATATTTTAAAACGACAACTCGACGGGACTGTTTTACCTTGCAGAAACTGTCATGCGGTGCCTTTAGTGTGCTTGTATGATGGTTTCATTTATTTAGAATGTCCTGAATGTAGGAGAAGGTCCACAATTGAAAGCTCTAAGACCGGAACTGCTGGGATAAGGAGTTACTTAGAAGCTGAGAAAAGAGCTATTAAGAACTGGAATCTACGAAATTAGGAGAATTTAATAATGGAAAACAACGAAATTCTGAAAATTAGTCTTAAAAATCAGCAGAAATTATGGGGAAAGTGCCCTTATTGTGGTAGAAAGCCAAAAGAAGTCGAATGGGGGACTAGATATTTGACCGTTGGCTGTGATAAATGTATCTTGATGCCAATTTCGACTGTCGGCTATGGTGAAGACGAGAATGATTTTAAAGATGTAATGCAGGATCTAAGGAGCGGTTGGAACAAAATGTGCGGTGAGCAAGCTTGATATTTGTTCGCTTATGTGCCCTGGTACTAGTGTGCTTGATTGCAGGAAAATGGTTTGACTTCATGGACCATTTGAAATTTGGTCGAGTGAAAGTATTTAGCGGTATTTTGCTGGTTCTTTATGGATATTTTTTACATAGATTGGGTGTGTTATGAATATGGAAAAAGCTTTTATTATTAATTCAATATGTAATATGCTTGAAAACATTGCTTTTATATGCGGAATTGTGTATGCGTCTATACATTTTAATAGATATTCATTACTGTGGTTTCTTTTGATGCCGCTTTTGAATTCTGTCCACTTGCGAGTTAAGAAAAACGATTCAGAAGATGAGGGTAATAACAATGAGCAAAAAGTATGATGAGTATTTGAAAAGTCACATTGATGCCGTAAGAACTGGATATTTGTGGATCAGACAGCACATTGATGAAAAAGAGTTAAAGGAAACACTTCCGGACATGCTCGGTGCCGAAAACGAGCAGAAAATGCTTGAAAGGATTAGAAATCACGATGTTTCGAAATACAGTTTAGAAGAATATCAGGCTTATGACGACTATTTTTACGGAAATGATGACAGTGAGTCTAAATCGGAAGAGGTCGATAAGAGCTTTAATTATGCTTGGTTACATCACATACATTCGAATCCGCATCATTGGCAGTACTGGGTTTTGATACATGATGACCACAGCGATGAGCAGGTTGAGCCACTAGAAATGCCTGATATGGATATTTTGGAGATGATCTGCGACTGGTGGTCTTTCAGCTGGAGAACAGGAAATTTATACGAAGTATTTGACTGGTACGATAAAAACCGAGAAGGGATTATATTTAATACCGCAACGAAATCTAAAGTTGAAAAACTTCTGAATCTAATTTGTGTAGCTCTGAACGATTTGGAGGAGGAGTGAAAAGCGCAGAAAAACGAAGAGGCCGCCCTCGAATAGACTTTGTAAATAAAAGATGTGACTCTTTCAAACTGAGGCTTACTATAGAAGAACGGCGCAAATTGAGTATTTTGTCCAAAGAGTTTTCTTGTGGAAAGTCTGAAATCATGCGAACAGCGCTGGAAGAAATGTGGGAAAAGTACGAAAACGTAAGACCATAACACAATATAAATGAGATGCAAATAATACAACGCATCTCATTTTTTGATTTTTCTGATATTTTTTGTGCCCACAAATAATAGCGAAAAATAATTTTTGTGCCCACAAATAATCGTGTTTTTTGGCCAGATTTGACTTTTCAAAAACTGGCCAAAATCGATAAAAACTGGCCAAAATTTGCATTTTTTGAAAAATGGATATTTTTTGTGCCCACAAATAATCGTTTTTGGCCAGAAAAAGTGGGTTTTGGCCAGAAAAAAAGTGGGCAAAATTGGCTATTTTTTGTGGGCACAAATATTTCCAAAGTTGACGAAAAACGCGAAAAACGATAAAAAAGTGGCAATAAAATTGATTTTTTGTGGGTACAAAAAATAATCTTGGCCAGTTTGCCCACCTTTTTTCCTATTATTAATTTTTTTTTTTTTTTTTTTTTTTATTTAAATAAAAAAAAAACTGGGCAATTTGGCCAATTTTTTGTGGACAAAAAATAAGACGTATTTTTATAGCTATTTTTACATTTTTTAATGCCAATTAATTTCAGCGTAAAAAATACACCGCGCATAATAGGAGAGAAAGAGAAAATGGACGGAGTGTGTTCTTCATGGATATTTTCCATCTCCTATTTCTTTTTGGAGAGAAGAAATGAAAGAGAATAATTTTCAAGCAAAGCTGATTAAAGAATTAAAAAGTCGGTTTCCTGGATGTATTGTTCTTAAGAATGATGCTGGATATATTCAGGGAATTCCAGACCTTTTAGTTCTTTACAATAATAATTGGGCTGCGCTTGAGTGTAAACGTGATGAAGCAGAAATGTTTCAATCGCAAGACAGAGGAAATCAACCATATTATGTGAAAAGGATGAATGAGATGTCCTATGCAAGTTACATTTATCCAGAAAACAAGAAAGAGGTTTTAAATGAACTGGAACAAGCACTCAAATTTAGTAGGTAAGCATGCACTATTTAATCCAAGCGGTTACAGCTGGCTTAATTATGGAACTGACGAAGAATCTTTAGAATTGATATTTCGAAGGTACAAAGCTCAGTACGCTACTGTGATCGGAACAACCCTTCATGAATATGCCGAAAAGAGAATTAAATATCGGCTGCGAATGTACAAGACTGACAAAAATGATGTGATGATGTACTTGCTCGACAAGGGTTTACCGATGAGCGTGATTGATCTCGATTCTAAGTTTGATAATTTGAAGCGCTATGTAAATGATGCTATCGGTTTTCAGATGGATTCAGAAGTTCTGCTCTATTATTCTGACAATTGTTTCGGGACAACTGACGCTATATATTTTCGCGACAAAGAATTAAGAATTCACGATTATAAAAGTGGAGTTACTCCGGCTCATATTGAACAGCCACTAATTTATTCTGCACTTTTTTGTCTGGAGTACGGAGTAAAACCTATGGATATTTCTACACATTTGAGGATTTATCAAAGCGACGAGATTATTGAAAGCGATCCAGATCCTATGGATATTCAGACTGCAATGAACCAGATTATAACATTGGACAAAATCGTAAGTAAATGGAAAGCAGAGGACGCAGTAGTATGATCATGGAAGAAACCTACTTTAATGAGATCAACGATCTGGATATTTTCAGTTTAGCTCATGAAGGAAGAAGTAAACTTGATGGAGCGCCTGTTGGATCAGGTCGATATCCGCTTGGTTCAGGAAAAAATCCGTTTCAAAGAGATGAAGGCTTTGCTTCTCGATTAAACGAGATAAAGAAAGAGCATCCTGATTGGAACAATACACAAATCGCTCATGACATGAACATGTCCACTGGAGAGTTTAGAGCGAAGATAACCACAAACAAAGAAGCAAAGAAAATCGACGACATTGCGCAAGTTGTCGATTTGAAGCGCCATGGATATTCTAACGGTACTATTGGCAAAATGCTTGGCCTGTCAGAAGGAACAGTCAGAAACTATTTAAAACCCCAGGACAATGCATTAGGTAAGAAAACTGCATCTTCAATTGCTCTCAGACTTAAGGAACAGGTAGATGCTGTTGGTATGCTGGATATTGGCGCTGGTGTTGAGAGAGAACTCGGAGTATCAGATGTTACCCTTAATGCAGCTGCACAGTTGTTGAAGGCTAATGGATATTCTTTGTTCTCTGATTTGACTGTTCCTCAGGCAACAAATCCAGGTTCATTCACGCACCTTAAAGTTCTTGCTCCTCCGGGAGTGACCAAGAAAGATGTGTTTAACAACTTAGAAGACATTAGATCTGTTGTCGATTACGATGGATATTCTATCGCCGCTCAGGAAAAACATCCGGGTTTTGAGAGAACTAAATACGGAATGTATTATCCTCAAAGCATAGATTCAAGTCGCATAGCCATTAACTACGGCAAACCAGATGGAACTGGCGGAACGGAAATGGATGGACTAATTGAGTTGCGAAGAGGAGTAGAAGACATTTCTCTTGGCAAATCAAACTATGCTCAGGTAAGAATTGCTGTAGATGACAAATACTATCTCAAAGGAATGGCCATTTATTCCGACAATCTTCCAGATGGAGTTGACGTTCGTTTTAATACAAAGCATCCAGAAGGAACACCTTTGTCAGATGTACTTAAAAAGTTTAAAACAAAAGAAGAAAATGGAATTAAAGTTGTAGACAGAGACAACGTATTTGGTGCGGCGATTAAGCCAGAAGAAAAAGGCGGTCAAAGATTCTATATTGGTTCTGACGGAAAAGAGCATCTTTCTGCTATTAACATTGTTAACTCTGAAGGCGACTGGATGAACTGGAAGAAACGCCTTTCTGCACAGTTTCTTTCAAAGCAGAATATTCCGCTTATCAAGCAGCAGCTGGATATTACTTATCAAGGCAAGTTGAATGAGTATGAAGATATTATGGCCATCACGAATCCGGTGATCAGACAAAAGTATCTTCAGTCATTCGCAGATGATTGCGATGCTTCGGCTGTCCATTTGAAAGCACAGTCTCTTCCTGGACAAACTAGTGCTCTTTTGCTGCCTCTTCCTGATATTCCTGAAGGACAGATTTATGCGCCAAATTATCATACTGGTGATACAGTTGTGCTTGTTAGACATCCGCACGGAGGAACCTTTGAAATACCGGTTTTGAAAGTTAATAATGAATATAAACCTGGTATTGATATTATAGGACAAGCACCGGATGCAGTCGGAATAAACATGAAGGCCGCTTCTCAGCTTTCAGGTGCAGATTTCGATGGCGATACAGCCCTTGTTATACCGATATCACTTGGTGGCGTTGGCACCAAAATAAAAGCCACCCCAAAGTTGAAAGGGCTAGAGAACTTTACAACAGACCAGTACGAGATCACAGATAAGAATTCTCCTTTATATCCTGTTGATGCTGCGCATGGGTTTAGGAAACAGGATCAGATGGGTAAAATATCCAATTTGATAACTGATATGACGCTTAAAGGTGCAGACGAGGATGAAATATGTAGAGCAGTCAAGCACTCCATGGTTATAATTGATGCTGAGAAACATCATCTAGATTGGAGACAGAGTGCTAAAGATAATAAGGTCAAAGAACTTTATATTAAATATCAAGGAAAATCTAATGGCGGCGCATCTACGTTAATATCCAAGTCAAAATCACCTATGGATATTCCGAAACGGCGTACAGCATACACCGATCCAAACAATCCAAATGTAAAAAACGGAATTGATATTTCTACAGGTGAAAAAGTCTTTAAGGTAACAGGCGAGTCATATAATAAGCCCATATACGAGTATAAAAGAGATGAAAATGGTGTCGTTTTAAAGGACAGTCATGGGCGTAAAATAAAGGAAACGATAACCATACAGGACCCTAAAACCGGTATGGATATTCAGAAGCCTCTTATTGTTGGATATGAGGATAAGCCTACTGTAAAGAAGCAAAAGATCTCTAAGATGCAGTACGCCCTAGAGACGTATGGTGACGCTGGATATTTGGTGTCAGATTATCAGACGCAGCAAGAGCTTGCGTACGCTAACTATGCGAATAGTCTTTATGCCCTTGCTAATAGAGCAAGAAAAGAACTAATTGCTACCGCCCCTACCCCCTATAGTAAGGAAGCTGCTGCCCGTTATCAGAATGAAATTGCGACATTGAATAATAAATTAGACGACGCCCTTAAGAACTCCCCCCGCGAACGGCAAGCACAGCTCTCTGCTAACTGGATTTTCAAGACTAAAAAGCAAGACAATCCAAATATGTCATCAGAAGATGAAAAAAAGGTCAAATCCCAAGCGCTAGCAGAGGCACGGGTACGGTATGGGGCTAAGAAGGCACGTATAGACGTATCTGATGAAGAATGGGAAGCTATTCAAGCAGGCGCAATAAGTGCAAATAAATTGAAACAGATTCTTGAGAACACTGACATGGACAAGCTAAGAGACAGAGCTATGCCTAAAGATTACAAAAATCAAGTTAGTGAATCAAAAGCTGCTAGAATTCGAAACTATCTTGAAAAAGGTTACAGCCCAGCCACCATAGCCGACATTTTGGGTATTTCTGTAGGTGCCGTCGATCGTATTGCTGTTGGATTCGGTTCACAAGGTGCTGAAAACAACATGCAAGTAGATGAAGGGGGTGCTCCAATTGCTATTTAGTGCTCTTACAACGAAAGACAATCCTTATAGTTACTTTAATGAACGAGATGAATGGGAAGCTTATGAGAATTATACAGGAAATAGAGCAACTCGAATGATTGGTCGTTTTGCATATACTTCTGATCAACTTTCAATTATCGAAAATGAGAAAGAAATTAATCGTGCAATTGACGAAATTATTAAATATGATCCTTTAAATGTGTTCATTAAAGAAACAAAAGAAATGAAACTTGATTAGTTTTAATAGTTTTTCTGAAAAGAATTAACTTTTAAAGTTCAAAAGTTTAAAAATTTGTTCTTTTAACTAATAATTTTAATTAGTTTTTAGAAAAAGTTTAACAAACTAATACCTTTGTAGCATTTAAGAATCGTTTTGTGATTTGTTTAAATGGAATTTTGTTTTAGTTGTTAGCGAATTTGTTAAGAAATAACTAAGAAAAGTTATGCATTAGCGATCCTGTTGCTTTACAAACAAAAAAAAATGTATTTTTGTTTGTAAGTAAGGGGGGTCAATTAAAAGAAAAGATTTAAAAAAGCTTTTTTAAATGATTCTTTTCAAACTATTTAATAATTATTTCAAGAAATAAGTAGTATTTTGAAATGTTTTAGACAAAAATATCCAAACCACCCCTATATATTAGGGTGACCCTAGAGGGGGGCCTATACTATATACACCCCCCTCTACATCGCCGGCCTCTTCGGAATTTCTCCGGAGGGATATTTTTGAGAATGTTTTTACCGGGGCAGCTCAGTAGGTTTGAGCGGACGACTTATAATCGTATGATCGAAGGTTCGAATCCTTCCCTCGGTATTATATTTAGAGAGTTATTTAAAGGGACGTAGGTTTTTCTTGAAATATGGTTGACCCTGCTTTTCTCCTCTCCAGATGATTGTAATGACACCAACAGAAACTTCTTCTGCTTTTCTGCCTACGTCTCTTTAAATGATTCTTTAAATAATACATAAAGGAAGACATGAATAGTATGGCCGGTATTTTTGCACAGCAAATATTAGTAGATGGCGACGCTAAGAAGAGAGTTGAAGAGCGTCTTGCCAGAATAGAAGAGATTGAAAGTAAACGCCCTTGTAAAAAGTGCTTTTATTACAATCCCGCAAGAATAATAAGATGCACATGCGGACGGAAGTGCAACTTCGAGCATGATCAGTTTTCGCCAGGAGCAGGTTATCCTGATATATGAAAACAAGATGAAATAGAAAGTAGGAGGAAATATATTACGAACCACAGCAATTCCTCCAGAGAGTCATATAATACCCTGTTGATTCTCAGAGTAAGGAGGCGAGAACTATGGGAAAAACTAGAAAAGAGCCGTTAAAATCGACTCTACCAAGTCCTCCTGCAGGTACTCCCGAAGCGCGAGAGAATCAACTTATAGCACTGGCTGTTGATTTGGCGGAGCAGCAATTAAGAGATGGAACGGCATCTTCACAAGTAATAACGCATTATCTAAAGCTTGGTTCGACCAAAGAGAAGTTAGAAAAAGAAATAATGGCTAAGCAGGCACAGTTGCTAGATGCAAAGACCGAAGCACTTAAATCTGCTAAGCATATCGAAGAACTATACGCTGATGCTATGAAGGCATTTAGAGGTTACAGCGGCCAGAGTACCCAGGAGAATGATGAAGACTTACAGTGAACTGATTCAGCTTCCTTCTCTAGTAGAAAGATTTAACTATCTGAAACTCGGAGGTCTTGTTGGTCAGGAGACGTTTGGATTCGAGAGATATTTGAACCAAACTTTTTATCATACAGAAATTTGGAAGCGAGTTCGAAATAGCGTTATAGTCCGCGATAATGGCTGCGAATTTGGATTAGCAAACTATCCTATAGCTGGCCGAATTATAGTGCATCATATGAATCCTGTAGATTCAGATGACATTATTTACCAGCGCGAAATTTTATTGAATCCAGAGTTCTTAATCTGTGTTGGGGATAGAACACACAATGCTATTCACTATGGCAGCTTTGACTTGCTACCACAAGATCCTATAGAGAGAAAGAAAAATGATACATGCCCATGGAAACAAGGCAAAGGAGAAAGAGTAATATGAATCAGTATATGATACACAGAGCAGTTAAAATTGGTTCTTTGGATGAACAGGACAGAAAGTATGGTGTTCCTAGCCAGAAGAAGTTTCCAATGCCTGATGCAGACCATGTTCGATCAGCTATTAAGTTTTTTAATTATGTAGATCCGAAACATGAAAAGGAACTTGCCTCTGCTATTATTAAACGTATGAAAGAGTATGGACTAAGCTTCAGCGATATTTCTGTTGGTGATGTAAATAGATTCTCTAAATACATTCCTTCTAATGAACTTGCTCATCATGGTATCCTCGGAATGAAGTGGGGAGTTCGTAGGTATCAGAATCCAGATGGTTCTCTCACTCCTGCTGGAGAGAAACGGTATAATTCAGGTAATAAAAAAGGCATAGATGAGCGAGCTTTAAGACAATATGATAAAAAGACTAACCCGAACAAGTATGGTCTTTTATCAGAAGAGCAAAAGAAAAAGTACGACTATGAAAAGCGACTCGATCTTGAAGATGAAATTAATAAAAGATATGAACAATTGCACCGTGACGAAAAACTATATAATAAGTATGCTTCTGAAACAGCTAACGAACGGTACGATCGGCGTGTAAAAGAAGGACTGGCTGGTGATGAAACCAGAGAGGATTTCGTCAAACGTTGGGTTGAAGATTCAAAAGGTTCGTTGGACATGGATTTAAATGTATGGGAAAACTATGCAAAAAAAGATCCAAAAACTAAGGCCCTTGTAGATAAGGGAGAGCAATGGTATAACAAAGTGCTAGATAATGAAGCCAAAACTGGTGTACGTAGCTTTGAACTTTACAATCAAGTTATGGATGATTGGGACAGGCGTAACTACGAACGTTCCAAGAATAAATAAACAATTAGGAGGTGCTCATGTCCGAATCAATTCTAATATCGGTAAAGAAATTGCTCGGTATATCTGAAGATTACGAGTACTTCGATGCAGATATTCTTATGGACATTAATTCAGTTCTGATGATTCTGCATCAGATGGGAGTTGGTCCGGATACTCCTATGATGATCGAAGATGCCTCGGCTAGATGGTCGGATTTCTTCGATGATAAAACAGATATACAAGCCGTAAAGACCTACATTGCCCTTAAAGTGCGCATGATGTTTGATCCACCACAGAGTTCAGCACACGCCAATGCAATTAATGAAAACATTAAAGAGTTAGAATGGCGATTGTATAGTGCAGAAAGTAGTAAAAACTTTGATCCGGACGAGTACGATGATTATTCTAATTCTAGGTCATCTTGCAGTAGGAAGAGTCATAATAAATCTTCTAAAAAATGTGATTACGATGACAGTGATCTTAACGTGACATATAAGACTGATGGAGAAAGTCTATTGTTTTATATGGCAGACGATAAATGTTGATGGCAGGTAAACAAAATGGAATATAGGGTCATACGTTCCGATGGCGATTTGCAGCATAGCGGGATTCTTGGTATGAAGTGGGGTATAAGACGTTTTCAGAATGAAGACGGAAGTCTCACTGAAGCTGGGAAAATACGTTATGCAAAACAGCAGCAGGCAAAAGAAAAACGAGAGCTAAAAGTAGCTCAAAAGCAGTCTGAGAAAGAAGCTATGGCTAAAAGAAAAAATGAAGCTAAGCAACGAGCTAAGCTTGCTAAAATGAAGCCTAGCCTTCTTACGGATCAGGAGCTTAAAGATTTAAATAATAGAGCCCAGATGGAACAGAACTTTGTAAAGAATTACCAAGAAAAAGGTAAAAAAGCGTCTGGTCCAATTAAAAATGCGCTTGTCCATGATGTTCTGAAACCTACTCTTGTGGCAGCAGGTAAGTCCTTTGCTATCTCTGCATTTTCAGGTAAAGACTTTGAAGATGTTATGAGCAACGAACTGAATAAAGCTTTCAAAATTGGTAATAACAATTCCAATGACAAGCAGCAGAAGCAGGATAAGCTTGAAAAAGCTAGAGATAATGGTAAGAACGAATCTAAAAAGGGATTATTTAAGAAGAAAGGCCAAAAGCAATAAACAATGTCACTTTCGAACACTGCAACGCCACTTTACTACGGTAAATTTAGAGACGCTGTGATTCGTGGTGAGATTCCAGTTTGCAGAGAGATATCGATGGAGATGAATCGTATTGATGCTCTTATAGCGAATCCTGGAGTATACTACGATGATCAGGCTATTTCTGGATTTATTGAGTATTGCGAGAATGAGCTTACTTTGACCGACGGATCAGACCTCGTTCTACTTGATACATTTAAGCTCTGGGCTGAGCAGATATTTGGCTGGTACTATTTTGTAGAAAGAACTGTATATGAGCCTTATACCGAGGGTCATGGTGGCCGTTATGTTACAAGGCGCATAAAAAAGAGACTCGTAAATAAACAGTATCTTATAGTTGCTCGAGGTGCTGCGAAGAGCATGTACGGTTCTTGCATACAAAATTACTTTCTTAATATAGACACTGCTACTACTCACCAAATTACAACCGCTCCTACTATGAAACAGGCTGAAGAAATACTGTCACCAATAAGAACTTCGATTGTAAGATCAAGGGGGCCTTTATTTAAGTTTTTAACTGAGGGCAGTTTGCAGAACACGACTGGCTCAAAGGCTGCTCGAGTAAAACTAGCCAGTACAAAGAAAGGTATTGAGAACTTTCTGACCGGATCTCTCCTCGAAATAAGACCTATGAGCATTAATAAGTTGCAAGGCCTTCGAGTAAAATGCGCTACGGTTGACGAATGGCTGAGCGGAGATCTTAGAGAAGATCCTATCGGTGCAATTGAGCAAGGCGCAGCTAAGGGCGGTGTAGACGACTATCTTATAGTAGCCATGAGTTCTGAGGGTACAGTTCGAAATGGTAGTGGCGATACTATTAAGATGGAACTAATGGACATCTTAAAAGGCGACTATGTTAATCCTCACATTTCGATTTGGTATTACAAGCTTGATAGTGTGGACGAAGTAGCAGATCCTGCAATGTGGATTAAAGCTAATCCTAATATAGGAAAGACAGTAAGCTACGAAACTTATCAGTTGGATGTAGAAAGAGCTGAGAAAGTTCCCGCAGCACGAAACGACATTCTTGCCAAGCGGTTTGGTATCCCTATGGAGGGCTACACTTACTTCTTTACCTATGAGGAAACTATTCCTCACAAAAGACAGAGTTATTGGAATATGCCGTGTGCTATGGGCGCTGATCTTTCACAGGGTGACGATTTTTGTGCCTTTACATTTATGTTCCCTCTTGGCGGAGGTAGATTCGGTATTAAGACCAGAAGCTACATTTCTTCGTTTACGTTTAGTAAGCTGCCGCTTGCTATGCGGCTTAAGTACGAAGAATTTATGAGAGAAGGCAGTTTAATAGTACTGGAAGGGTCGTTACTCGATCTTACAGAAGTTTACGATGACCTCGACAATCATATAAACGAGATGCAGTATGACGTTAGATGCTTTGGATTCGACCCATATAATGCCAGGGCGTTTGTAGAACGTTGGGAAACAGAGAACGGACCATTTGGAATAGAGAAAGTAATACAGGGTGCAAAAACAGAGTCGGTACCTCTTGGTGAGCTTAAGAAGCTTGCAGAGGACCGACTCTTAATATTTGATGAAGAGCTTATGTCATTTGCGATGGGTAATGCTATTACTCTGGAAGACACGAACGGAAACCGTAAGCTATGGAAGAAACGTCATGAGCAGAAGATCGATAATGTCGCTGCTATGATGGATGCGTTTATAGCATACAAGCTTAACAAAGACGCGTTCGATTAATCGAAGTTTATTACTTCGGATTTGCGAATGTAGCATGCCGTTGTAATATTAAAACATGAGTTTTCTTCTACTGGAATTCTCAGATATGAACCGGGTTCTATGATCTTTTCGCCATAGAATCGCCAGCCTTGCGGATTGGTATCATCTCGAATGGCACATTGCCAGTCACATGTTTCTTCTACTGGGCTTATTTCATATGAGCCGACAACTATGTCGATTGCTGCGTTGTATCGCCCAGCAGGAATAATTTTATATGGCTGATCGATGTCTTTTAATTTTTCTGCGATTTTGGATTTGACGGCAGTGTTAAGTTCGAGCAGCTCATCAATGCTCATGTTGTCTAGATTGAATTCGGACTCCGCGTAAGAACAGCATGCTAAAGAAAAGCATAAAACTAGTGCAAGAATTAGACTAACAAGTTGTTTCATAAGTTTCGCCTCCATTTAGTATTGTTGTCTAATTATACATCTAATAAACATTGTAAGCAAGGAGAATAATCAAAATGGGGGATTATTTAGTTCATCACGGCATCCTCGGACAGAAATGGGGCATAAGACGCTATCAGAATTACGATGGAACACTTACCCCTGCTGGGCAGAAACGTCTTGATAAAAAAGAGTTGAAGCTCGCTTCTAAAATAGACAAGCGAATTCATAAGAGAGTGTACAAGTCGGTTAAGAAAGAGCTGAACAACTATCTCCGTACTGAGGTCACGCCTAATATTAGAAAGTACAACAAGGATGGCAAGATCAGTTCTTCGTACATGAACGCCTATAATAGAAAATTAGCCGATCTATTTAATAAGAAAATCGGGGATATTGAGGTACCATCTGGACGAGTAATTAGGTATGTTGCAAACCGTGGATCGATGGGTATCACCCCTGGAATAGCAGATAAAGGCTATGATATGCGTAAAGTGAAGAATGGCGTATATGCAAGCGGACGTGTTGCATATACAAAGAAGAACATTGCTTATAAAGACTAATTAAGGAGATGATGCAACATGGACTACGACTATGATTACTTGTGCCATCACGGCATTCTTGGCCAGAAATGGGGAGTAAGACGCTATCAGAATGAAGACGGTACTTTGACTGAAGCCGGCAGAAAACGTTATGGGAATAAAGAAAATTTTGAAGAGAAGATGGACTCTAAAGCACAGCTTGGTGGATTAGCCGCAACAACTACAGGAACTGCTGCTGCAGCCTTAGGGATTAAAAGTCTTGGAACCTTAGCAGAAGCTCGGGACCTTTCTTATTTGAATTACATCAAAGCAGTTGGCAATGATAAGTATAGGACTGTTGCTACTAAATTTTTAGAAAAATACGGTGCAGATAAATTGGCTAATAATCCGTTGAGCTACGCGAGTTCTCAAATTCAGAAAGTTCTTGGACAGAATTTAGCCGGTTCTACAATTAGTGAATCTGCGAAAGCAGCAGTTGGGAACTTGATGAATTCACAGTTTGGAGCGACACTAGCAAAGAGTCTGTATTCAAGCGGTATGGCAGGATTAGGAGGAGCCGTTGCTTTGGGTGCTGTAGCAGTTGGAGCAGGCCTCTATGCTTATAATCGTCATAAAGCATCTCAGAAGTCTAGCGATAGTAAACAGAAACAACTAGGAAGATTGTCAAATCAGGTAACTGATATGTCCCTTAACGGGGTGAGCCAAGAAGAAATTCGCGAAGTCACAAAAAAATTTAGATGATCAGAGGACAGATAAACTATGGATTATAATAACGAACTATATCATTATGGCGTCCTCGGTCAGAAATGGGGCGTAAGACGGTTTCAGAATGCTGATGGTACATTGACGGCAGATGGCCGTAAACGTTATTACAAAGAACTGAAATCTGATAATAAAGATGCGTACAATAAAGGAAGAGAAGCTACTATATATGGTATAGCAACTGTCGGAGCTATGAACCGAGCAGCGAAACTTGAGGATAAGGCTTCGAAAAAGTTTGAAAAAGATCCAGATGCAAAAAAGCGAAGTACACAACGAGCATATGAAAAGGCTACGGCTGCTCAAACGACAGCAATGCGATTAGCTAAAGATTACAAAGAAAAAGAAGCGGAAGTTAAGAAACATTGCGCAAATCTTATAGAAAAGTATGGACAAGAAAAAGTGAAAGATATTTCTTTCAAAGATCTGAAATTGTCTAAATCTGCAGCTAATAAACTAGGTCAAGATAACGTTAAAATGGTGTTTGAAAAAACCACCAAGATTAGCGATTGGGTTGCTGCTGGAGCAATGACTGCGCTTTCAGTTGGCATGACTGCTGCTATGCATCTTCCAATGACAGCGATATTTACTCCAAAAGATGGGAATACGGAAGCAAAGAGACTGTACAATAAATATTATAAAGAAGAGCTTGCGAATGTACGATAGAATTGACAACAGGGGAATGGACTATGGAATACAGTAATGAACTATCTCATCATGGCATTCTCGGCCAGAAATGGGGAGTAAGACGCTATCAGAATGAAGACGGTACTTTGACTGAAGCAGGAAAAGCTCGAATAAATAAAGATTCGTCCAAGCTGGATAGACTCCAGGATAAAGTAATAAGACGGCAAGAGAAACAGGCGAAGCGTGCATATAAGTTTTCGAAGGAGAATAGTAAAACATTCTTTAGATCGGAAGAGAAAGTTTCAAAGTCTGCAAGTAAGCTTAATAAAGCGAATACCAAACTCACCAGAGCAATTAATAAGGCAAATAAGTTTTATAACAAAATGGAACGTAGATATGGTGATAATCTTGCTTCTTCGTTGAGCCAGAAGCAGATTTCTCGAGGCAAACAGTTTGCGGATGCTTCATTTAGTTCATTTAATTATAGTATGAACGCGCTGAGTGCTAAAGCAGTAAATACTATATACGATCCATATAAATATAACGATTAGGATGGAAAACGAAAAAGCTTCTCAAAGTAGTCAATCAAATCAGAAACGTAAGAAATAATTAATATTTCCAGGGAGGTAACCTATGCCCGAGACATTTTCCAATAGGCTTAAGCATGCCTGGAATGCTTTCATGAATCGGGATCCTCCCGATCAGTATACAAACATTGGTTATGTATCTTCTTATCGTCCGGATCGTATGAGATTTACGAGGGGAAACGAGAAGTCGATCATAACAAGTGTATACAACAGAATATCGATTGATTGCGCAGCAATAACCATTGAGCATGTTAGGCTGGATGAGAATGGAAGATTCACTTCTGTTATCGATTCTGGTCTTAATACGTGTTTGACACTTGAAGCTAACGTGGACCAAACAGGCCGCGCATTTATGCAAGATGTTGTTCAGTCCATGTTTGATGATGGTTGTGTGGCTATTGTGCCTGTGGAAACCACGATGAACCCGAGATTAACCGGATCTTATGACATAACGCAGTTAAGAACGGGTAAGATTATCGAGTGGTATCCTTATTCGGTTGGCCTTATGGTTTTTAATGAGACAACTGGGCTTAAAGAGCGAGTTGTTTTACCAAAGAAGACAGTGGCAATAGTCGAGAATCCGCTTTATGCTATTATGAATGAACCGAATTCTACTATGCAACGTCTTATTCGTAAATTGAACTTACTGGACGTTATTGATGAACAAAGCGGAGCAGGTAAGCTGGATCTTATTATTCAGTTGCCTTACATTATTAAGAACGAGCAACGTAGACAGCAAGCTGAAACTCGTCGAAGAGAAATTGAGATGCAGCTTGCTAATTCCAAATATGGAATAGCATATACTGACGGCACCGAGAGAGTAACGCAGCTTAATCGGTCGTTGGATAACAATCTTATGAAACAGATTGAGTATCTTACAGATATGCTGTATAGCCAGCTCGGTATTACAAAAGAAATTCTCGAAGGCACAGCAGATGAACAGGCGATGCTTAATTATACAAATCGTACTATAGAGCCTATCGTATCTGCTATAGTTGACGAGATGAAGCGCAAGTTCTTGACAAAAACCGCTAGATCACAGAATCAATCGATTATTTACTTTAAGGATCCATTTAAGATGGTACCTGTAAGTCAAATTGCAGAAATTGCCGATAAGTTTACCCGCAATGAGATCGCTTCTTCTAATGAGATTAGGCAGATCATTGGCATGAAGCCGGTTGATAATCCTATTGCAGATGAGCTTAGAAATAAGAATCTTAATGTCGGAAATGGTCAGCAATTTGCGACAACAAATAGCGATACACCAGTAACATATACAGAAAATAAAACGGTCCGAGAAGAAGGACCGTAATTTTTTTATTTAATAAACATACTAAGACGCTAGGTTGTTCTGAATCTTGTTATCGAAATAAGAGGAATAATACCCGATTTCAAAATGAGGGGAGGATCTATCTATAGTGCTTAGTTGTTTTATAGACGATAGGAGAAAACACTTATATGAGCAAAAAGAATTTTGATTTCAGTGGCTGGGCGACCAGAAACGATCTCAGATGCTCTGATGGACGAACAATTCGTAAGGACGCTTTTAAGCAGAATGATGGTCAGACAGTTCCGCTTGTGTGGAATCATGACCATAATGATCCAATGAATGTTCTTGGTCATGCTTTGCTTGAGAATCGCGACGAAGGAGTCTATGCATACTGCTCTTTCAACAACACTCCTGCTGGAAATAATGCTAAAGCACTTGTACAGCACGGTGATGTTACAGCACTGTCTATTTATGCAAATAAGCTTAAGCAGCAGGGAAGTGATGTCCTTCACGGCGCAATTCGTGAAGTAAGCCTGGTACTAGCAGGTGCAAATCCTGGGGCGTATATTGATGCAGTTCTAGAGCATGGAGAGATTTCTGCAGATTCTGCAATTATTTACAACGATGTTGAAGAGCTGTATATCGAGCATACTGTGACTAGCGAGGGCGAGCCTGTAGTAGAGGCTAAAGAAGAGCCTGTAATTGAAACTAAGGAAGAGCCGAAACCTCAGAAACCTAAGAGAGAGACAAAGAAACAGCAGTCAGAGACAGAAGAAGCTGTCGAACATGCTGACAAAGAAGACGACATGGACGAAGAATCTAAAGACGAAAAGACGGTTAAAGACGTGTTCGATACACTTACCGAAGAACAGAAAAATGCTGCTTATGCTCTTATTGGAATGGCTCTTGAGGGCGAAAGTGCTAAACATTCAGACGATGATTCTGATGAATTTTCTCATGCGGATGATTCTGAAGAAGGCAAGACCATTAAAGATGTGTTCGATACGCTTACCGAGGATCAGAAGAATGTTGTCTACGCCATGATTGGAATGGCATTGGAAGAAAAAGATAAAACCGCCTCTGAAGAGGACGAAGATGAAGACGAAGGAGAAACAACAGTGAAGCATAACATTTTTGAAAACGATATGGAAAACAACCAGGATGTCCTCACTCACGCCGAGTGGAACGCTATTCTGGACGAAGCTAAGCGTGGCGGAAGTCTGAAGGAAGCATTCCTGTCTCACGGTATTGAAGACATTGATCTTCTTTTCCCGGATGCTAAGAATATTACCGACAGACCTGAGTTTATTAATGATCCGGATGACTGGGTTGCCAAGGTTATGAATGGTACTCGCCATACTCCGTTTAGCCGCATTAAGACCCTGTTTGCTGACATTACCGAAGCTGATGCTCGGGCCAAAGGTTACATTAAGGGTCATAAGAAGCTCGAAGAGGTCTTTGGGCTCCTGAAGCGTGTAACAACCCCGACGACTGTCTACAAGAAGCAGAAGCTGGATCGTGATGATGTCATCGATATTACCGACTTCGATGTAGTTGCATGGCTTAAGACTGAAATGCGTGGCAAACTGAATGAAGAACTGGCCCGTGCATTTCTGATTGGCGATGGCCGTAACCCCGTATCTGAAGATAAGATCAACGAAGACAACATTCGCCCGATTTGGACTGATGACGATCTCTTCACCATTAAAAAGGCCATTTCTGTTGCGTCCAATGCTTCTGATGATGCAAAAGCTAAGGCATTCATTCGCGCTGCTGTGAAAGCTCGTAAGAACTATCGCGGCACAGGTACTCCGACACTCTTTACGACTGAAGATGTTCTGACCGATTGCCTCCTGATGGAAGATCAGGTCGGTCGTGTTATCTACGATTCTGTTGATAAGCTTGCAACCGCTCTGCGTGTTCGTGAGATCGTTACCGTTCCTCCTATGGAGAACGCTGTTCGCGAAGAAGATGGTAAGACCTATGCTCTGATGGGCCTGATTGTTAACCTTAAGGACTACAATGTTGGCGCTGATAAAGGCGGCCAGGTTAACATGTTTGACGACTTCGATATTGACTATAACCAGATGAAGTATCTTATCGAAACTCGTTGCTCTGCTGCTCTTGTCGCACCGTATTCTGCAATTGCTCTCGAGCTTACCTACTCTGCAATCCTTGATGTAGAGCCTGAGGATGCTACCAGCGTTCTTCTTGGCAAACCTGTCAGTGCTCTGCAGAGCGATGTTGTTGTGAACGATAAGTTCATTAAGGGAACTCTGCACTATGTGACTGGTTACACTGGTTTCTCCGGTGACGAAGAACTGCAGTCCGGTAACTATCTTGCACTTAAGTTTGAAGCAAGCACCGGTGCTACCACTACTGTTCAGCTGATTCCTGGCTACACTAATAAGGAGCCGATCACGCTCGATAGTGATATGAACTGCGTGTTCCGTATTAACGATAAGAATAAGCAGAAGCTTAAGGTTGTTACGACTCTTGGCGATGATGTTGTGACTAAGACCTTCAGCCTTGCTGGACTTGCTATCGAGACTGCTTGATTCAAAATGAGGGGTAATTCTTCTTACAGAGTTACCCCTTTATTGGTTTTTGAAAGGGACGATCATGGCTAAGTTTTATGGAAAGATTGGTTTTGTGATACCTGTAGAAGATCCTCCAGAGTCTGGTGTGATTGTTAACAAACAAATCGAGCGCAGCTATTACGGTGACATCATTCGTAATTATAGACGCTGGGAACATTTGCAGCAAGTTAATGACGATATTAATGTTAACAACGAGATAAGCATAGTTGCAGATCCATATGTGAACATGAACACTCCCTATATTCGATACGTTATATGGAATGACGTGAAATGGAAAGTCACTGGTATTGATGTGCTGTATCCTAGGATGGTGCTTTCAATTGGGGGTGTATACAATGCGTAGCAGGCTTACTCTGCAAAAAATCCTAGAAGATGTTCTAGGTTCTAGAAATGTGTATTTTCAACCTCCTGAGAGCATTCGACTTAAGTACCCTTGCATTATATATCATCGTGACAATGGTATAGCGTATCACTCAAATGATAATCTTTACAATTATATAAAAAGTTATTCGGCTACAGTGGTTGACACTAATCCAGATTCTGAGATACCTGACAAGTTAGAAAAACTTAGGTATTGCACTATGGATAGATTCTATATTGCAGATAATCTTAACCACTGGGTCTTCACCATCTATTACTAGGGAGGTTACCTTGAATGAGTAAACTTACTTGGGACAATACTGGTGAGCATTTGTATGAAACTGGCGTACGCAATGGTGTTCTGTATGTAATCGATGAAGTAAACGGAACCTATCCGAATGGTGTGGCATGGAACGGCCTTACCGCAATTACGGAAAGTCCTTCCGGCGCAGAAGCCACTGCTATTTATGCAGATGACATTAAGTATTTGAACCTGTACTCTGCTGAAGAGTTTGGTGCTACGATCGAAGCGTACACCTACCCTGATGAATTTGCAGAGTGTGACGGATCTGCTGTCCTTGTAAATGGCGCAACCATTGGTCAGCAGACGAGAAAAGTATTCGGCCTTTGTTATAGAACCGCAGTTGGTAACGACGTTGCAGCTGAGGATTTTGGTTATAAGCTTCATATTCTTTATGGGTGCAAAGCATCTCCTTCCGAGAAGGCTTATCAGACAATAAATGATTCGCCCGAAGCTATTACTTTTTCCTGGGAGCTTACCACAACTCCGGTTGCTGTAAGTGGGTTTAAACCGACAGCGAACGTCATTATCGATTCTACAAAGTTTATGGATGCGTCCAATGCGACGAACGATAAGAAGCTTAAAGCGGCGTTGGCAGTTCTTGAGGCCAATCTGTATGGCGCTGATGCAACAGCGTTCAGCACTTCAAAAGTATATTCCCTTGGCGACACATGTACTAGTAATTCCAAATACTATGTGTGCACTACGGAACCTGCTTCTGGAGCGACACCGTCAATTGCAAATAATTTTACTGAAGTTGCGACGACTTCTGCTTGGGATGGCAAGGCAAGACTGCCACTTCCTGACGAAATTAAAACGCTGCTTACAGTTACAACGTGAGAAATGGAGAATAGTATATGGCGAGGTTAGTATGGGATAGCACCGGTGAACATGTGTACGAAACTGGTGTACGCAATGGTGTTCTTTATGTACAGAATAGTAACGGCACTTATGGTAATGGTGTTGCTTGGAACGGAATTACTGCTGTCACCGAGAGCCCTTCTGGTGCTGAAGCTACCGCAATTTATGCAGATGATATTAAGTACTTGAACCTGTACTCTGCTGAAGAGTTTGGTGCTACGATCGAAGCTTATACCTATCCCGATGCATTTGCAGAGTGCGATGGTTCCGCATCACCTGTTGCAGGGATGAGCATTGGTCAGCAGACAAGAAAATCTTTCGGATTCTGCTACAGAACTGCAGTTGGTAATGACGTTGCAGCTGAAGATTATGGCTATAAACTTCATATTCTTTATGGCTGCCGAGTGTCTCCTTCTGAGAAAGCTTATCAGACAATTAACGATTCCCCGGAGGCTATTACATTCTCTTGGGAAGTAACAACTACGCCCGTTGCTGTAAGTGGCTTTAAACCGACGGCGTGTGTCGTGATTGACTCTACAAAGTTCACTACAGAAACTGCAAAAGCTAAACTTACTGCACTGGAGCAGAAGCTTTATGGCTCGGAAAATTCCGAACCGACGCTTCCTCTTCCGGATACGATCAAACGAGATCTGACCTGAGTTATAACAAAAGAGCTACCTCATATATTTGGGGTAGCTCTATTTTATTAAAAAAAGGAGAAAAGCAGATGCTTAAAAAGACAATTAGTTACGTCGATTATGACGGAAATCAGAGAACTGAAGATTTTTATTTCAATCTTTCTAAAGCAGAGATCGCCGAAATGGAAATGACGACAAGCGGTGGTCTCGATAAAGTAATTTCACAGATTATTGCCGAGCAGGACGGGAAAAGAATCATTGAACTGTTTAAGGATCTTATTCTTAGATCATATGGTAAGAAATCCCCGGACGGTAAACGGTTTATAAAGAACCAGGAACTTCGTGACGAGTTTTCACAGACAGAAGCTTACAGCGATCTTTTCATGGAACTTGCAACAGATGCTGACGCTGCCGCAGCGTTTGTTAATGGCATCGTTCCTAATAATATGGGTACTGTTCAGCAGGGAACAAATAACGTAGTTCCTCTTCCTGCTAATTAAAAATAGAGTGGAGACTAAAGAATGTTGACAATAACTGTACCTGGTGCTGAGTACTATAACCCTCAGACAGAAGAATTTGTTTACACAAAGGATCAGACATTAACTTTGGAGCATTCTTTAGTCTCCCTTTCAAGATGGGAATCCAAATGGAATATTGCGTTTTTGTCAAAAGAGCCAAAAACTAATGAACAACTATTAGACTATATTAAGTTTATGACGTTGACACAAAACGTAAGTCCAGAAGTATATACAAGATTAACTCCAAAGAATTTTCAAGAAATAAATGAGTATATAGACTTGCCAATGACGGCGACTACTTTTAGTGATAATCAGACAAGTAGAAATAAAGAAATAATAACTGCCGAGATTATTTATTACTGGATGATAGCGCAGAACATACCATTTGAGTGCCAAAAATGGCATCTAAATAGACTGTTAGCGCTTATTAAAGTATGCAGTATTAAGAATACTCCTCCTAAGAAAATGAGCAGAAGTGAGATACTGAATAGAAATAGATCTCTTAATGCTTCTCGAAGAAAAGCTCTTGGCACAAAGGGATGACAATTCAAAATGATTACCATTTCTCATAAAGGAGATTTTTCTAGGACTGTAAAGTTTCTGGATAAGATAAAGATACTATCTATTGAACGAATCTTGGAGCGTTATGGTCGTAAGGGAGTAGAAGCACTATCTGCAGCAACTCCTGTCGATACCGGCAAAACCGCATCGTCATGGACTTATGAGATAACGAAAACAAATGGGGCGTATTCAATTACTTGGCTTAACACAAATGTGAATAAGCATGTAAATATCGCTGTTATTTTGCAATACGGGCACGCTACGAGAAACGGCGGCTACGTTAAAGGAAGGGACTATATTAATCCAGCAATTCAGCCTATTTTTGACGAGATTGCTGAATCAGCCTGGCGGGAGGTGACTGAAGCTTGAGCACTACTATCGACGAACGCGTTGTTGAGATGCGATTCGAGAACAAGGATTTCGAAAAAAATGTTTCGACGAGTCTCGGCACGATTGAAAAACTAAAAAAGAGTTTAGATTTTAGTGATTCGACGAAGAGTGTAGAGAATTTTGGAAAATCCCTAGGGCAACTTTCTTTTGATGGTATAGCAAATACTCTTTCTTCCATAAATGACAAAATTTCTGCCGGGGGAGCATTAGCCCTCGGCGTTATCAGCAAAATTGGTTCCGCACTGACGGAACAAATTTTAAATACTTTAACTAAAATTTCTTCTGCACTTAATCTCGATACTCTGAACGCTGTCAATAACATGATAGCTGGTTGGGGAAAGTATGCAGAAAAGACTACTGGCGTAGCCACTATTATGGCTGCAACTGGAGAATCGATCGAAGTTGTAAGCCAGCAACTAGAAAAGCTTAACTATTTCACAGATGAGACAAGCTATGACTTTGCCGATATGGTTAACAACATCGGTAAGTTTACTTCAAATGGTGTTAAGCTTGAAGAAGCTTCTGTTGCAATGGAGGGTATTTCGACATGGGCAGCTTTGTCCGGTCAAAATGCTGGTGTTGCTAGCAGAGCGATGTACAATCTTGCTCAGGCTATAGGCATGGGTGCTCTTAAATTGCAAGACTGGAAGTCCATTGAGCTTGCAAATATGGGCACAAAAGAGTTCAAAGAAACTGCTCTTAAAACTGCAGCGGCGCTCGGAAAGATAACTGACCAAGGCAATGGTGTTTATACTTTCATGGATAAGAGCGCCAAGACAGCAAAAGAGGTCACTATAAGTTTTGAGAACTTCAGAGAAACCCTAGCAAAAGGCTGGCTCGATTCCGATGTTCTGATGGCGACTTTGCAAGAGTATGGTAAAGCAGCAGAAGTTATTAACGATTTGCATGATGCTACTGGTCTTTATGCTGCAGATATTATGGATCTTGTCGACGCTGCGAAAGACCATAAGTTATCAATCGAAGACATAAAAGAAGCTCTTGGTGAGGAAAATAAGGAACTAGCTAACAACGAAGAAGCGCTTCAAAGTGCTCTCGAAATGATTGAGAAACTTGCCAGCGCTGAGTATGATTTTAGCTTAAAAGCGTATAAAGCTGCCCAGGAAGCAAAAACATTTGGCGATGCTATGAGCGCTGTAGCCGATGCAGTTGGCACTGGGTGGATGAACACTTTTGAGTTACTGTTTGGTAACTATGAAGTAGCTAAAGGCCTTTGGACCGATCTCGCCAATAATCTTATCGAAATCTTCGGCGCAGGCAATGACGCTCGAAACAGTGTTCTTAAATTAGCGAATAATAGCGGTTGGGACAATCTCGTAAAAGCAGTAGAAAAGTCGGGACGGTCAGCAGAAGAATTTGAATTAACCTGGAGACGTGTTCTTACTCCACAGTTGTATGACCATTATGTTAAAACTTTTGGTTCGATAGAAGCAGCTGTGCAGGCCGGAGCTTTTTCAGAAGATATAATTAAAGCTGTTGTTCTTGCAACACAGCATTTCTCCGACTCAGAAAAAGCAACATGGCGGTTCAAAGAAGCCATAAAAGCAGCCGGAATAGAAGTGGAAGGTCTCGATGAGCTTCTGGCTGATGTTCGAAGACAGAGTTTTCAAAAGACTTTTGTGGAAGGTCTTAAGAACGTTGGTGCGATTGCCGTAGAGGTTACGAACCAGATTCGTAGCACTTTTAGAGAATTATTTCCTCCGGTTACCGTGACTCAGCTTAGTAATTTTGCAGCTAGATTTAAAGACATTACTGCTGAGATGCTAGCTAATATCCGAGGAAGTGACGCTCTTAAAAATGCTTTAGCAGCGTTACTGGCTCCCTTCAAAGCGCTTGAGAAATTAGCAGTTCCTGTACTGAAGCTTATTAAACAAGTAGCACTGGATTTGGCAAGTGCTATAGTGGCACTGTTGCAGCCGTTTGGTGAGTTTGTGCGTAAACTTGCAACCGGCAGCAAGCAGTTAAGTCCATTTGAAAAATTTCTAAAAGTTCTTACACAGATTTCTTATAAGAGTTTCACATTATTCGTAGAAGTTGTAGGAAAGCTTTGGGAATATGTTAAAGACAATGTTATAGAAAAGTTTACTAGTTCCACCAGTAAACTTAAGAAGGTTCTTGATGAATTCGGTGCAGACCATCTGATAGAGCTAAGAAAAGTTTGGGCAAAACTTAAAGACATGAACGCAGACGACGTTATCGCGCTTATGTCTGAAGAGCTTGACAAATTGAAGAAGAAACTCAAAGAATTCTTTGGGATAGCCGATGGCGAGAAGTTTAGTTTAAAGAATTTCTTTAAAGATATCGGGCTTGAAAAGATTTCTGAGCTACTTGATGATCTTTCAACGAAACTTGAAACCTTCAAACAAAATGTCAGGAAACTGTCTAAGTCCGAGGGCATTTCTACATTATCTGCAGCATTCAAAATGCTGGGTGCTGAAATAACTAAAGTATTTACAAAGATTAAAAATTATGACTTTGCTGGGACCCTAAGAAAATATGGGTTTGATGGCATAGCAACTAAAATTGAGAATCTTGGAAAATGGTTCGACACTTTAAAAGAAAAGATTGAAAAACTTAGTAAGAGCGAAGGCCTTTCAAAGGTTGCAGCAACATTTAGAACTCTGATAGATGAGTTAAAAACTAAGTTTGGCGATCTCGGAATCAACACTGATAGTGTTTCAAGTGGATTCGAAAATTTAGTAACAGTTTTTAACTGGGTCAAAGAAGAGATTGGAAAGCGTCTTGAAGAAGTTAAGACTGCGATTACAAACTTCTTTAGTGCTCACGGCATCGATGTACTGAATCTTTTAAAGTCCGGTGGTGTTGTTCTTGTAGTAACAAAACTTATCGAACTTCTCTCTCAGCTTGCGGAAATAAAGAAACTTCAACTTGGCACTTTACCCCAGGCGGTTTCTCCTGTAGTTGAGACTGTTAATCTTCTTAAGAAAATTGGTACTGGCGCAGTAATTGTAAGTTTTGTTACAGCAGTTAAAGAACTTGCTATTGCTTTGTCTGAACTTGGCAAATTGAGTCTTGGCGAAATCGGCAAATCACTTGGCACATTAATGGCAGCCATGATCATGATTTTGGTTGTATTCAAACTCATGAAGAAAATAGCTACCGTTTCAAAAGATGATAAAAATGTCGTTAAGATGATCAGCTCGATGGCGGGGCTTGTTCTTGCATGCGTTGCGCTTCAGAAGTTTGCTAAAGTACTTGAGACATATTCAGAATTTGATTTCGGAAATATGTCGAATGCTGTAAAGATTCTTGGCATACTCTACCTCGCTATTCAGTCGTTTAAAACGCTTGCTAATGCAGCTGGAAAGAGTAACTTTAAGTTCTCAAATGGCATGGCGCTTATAGCTACAGCCATTTCACTTAGACAGTTTGGCGGAGTTATACAATCCTACTCAAAGCTGCAGATAGAAAAAGGATCTTTGCTTAAGATTCTAGGAACATTAGCAGCTGCTATAGTTTCCTTCCGGAGTATTTGCGCTGTCGCTGGTGAGTCGAAGTTTAAGTTCTCGAATGGCGCGGCACTTATAGCTACGGCAATAGCACTTAGACAGTTTGGCGGAGTTATACAGTCCTACTCTAATTTGAAGCTCCAAGAGGGATCGTTAGGTCAGATTATTGGCGTTCTAGCCGGTGCAATTATCTCATTTGCTGCAATTGCCACAATAGTGGAAGGCATGAAATTGAGTCATTCAATTGCAGCTATGATTCTGATGACATCGTTTGTAGCATATCTATTCTTATTTTCTCAGACGCTGCAAGCTATTGCGAATCTAAAGCTCGGAGATAATGTTGGCCTGGCTATCGGTATTATCTTCGGGGCTGTTCTAACACTAGGCGTTTTAATACTTGCAGTTCAGAATCTTAAACTTACCTCAGCGATCGGCGCAGTTCTGATGATGGTTGGA